GGACATACCGTCCGCGGTGATCACGACAGCACCGAGCGTGCGCACGTGCGCCGCAATGTCTCGCGCGATCGTCACATCGCGCGCCACGCGGTCGCGCTTGGAAGCGAGGAAAACCCCCGCACCGTTCGTCCTGAGTGCCGCAAGCGCCTTCTGGAGCTCAGGCCGCTCCTCGATCGTTGCTGCGCCGCTCTCCTTTTCCTCAACCCATTCAACGATCTGTATCCCTCCGCGGCCGGCCCACGCTGTCAGGGCAGCGCGCTGCGCCTCGGGGCCGTGTTCTTGGCGGTCAGTCGACACGCGGAGGTAGGCGATCGCGCGTTTTGGGTCGCCCGGCGGCGGCTTTTTGCGTCCCATCGCTGTTCAGTGATGTATCACGAGGACTAACCGAGCGGAACGTCCAGCGTAAGTAGTTGATATAATTGCGTTTTTCGACTTGCACCATTATGGAGCTGGCACGATTTTTGGCCTGATTTTGGGCGCGCGCACCGCACCCCTGGCTCTTTTCCAGGCTCGCACACGTCGCGAGAGACGCGAACACGGGATCGCGAGCTGGCGCGCAAGGTGGGATCGTGTGCGATCCGCACTTTCTCAGGGTCCGATCGGATGTCTTCCCGGCTTTTTCGAACCGTTACAGTAGGGACTGTCACGTGTAACTAGGCGTTTTCCCTTTGGAAAAAAGATCGAATAATTGCTTGCTCTACCACGTCACTAGTGGTAAGCTGGTTTTCCCTCTGAAAAAGAGGGGGTCCCTGTTCTCTGAAAACCTGAACGTCTCTCGCTTCGCTTCGCGCGAAGCGCTCGCACGCACGATCGATCGCGTCTTTTGTGGACGCACGGGCACGACCTAGGCGCACGAGCAAAGAGCGACGCGGCCCGATGCACGAGCATTCCCCGCGTAACAGTCCCCCCAACGGGTAGAGCCGAACGGGGACTATTTGTGTTTCGTTTTTCGCTCGCATGCATGATCTTACTCTACCACACCCACAAGGTGCGGGAGATGGATCGCGCATGCCATGGGGTAAACGAAACCTCAGCGATGCCTCCCGCGATGCGAGGCCTTTTCAGGTGACAAAATGGAAACAACTCTCATGCAAGCATCCCACCAGTGGAGTACCCGCCCGTCTGACGAACGATTCGTTTCGTTGGTCGAGCTGAACGCCCATTGCCAGAACATCCGTGCGAACAGTAAAGCGCTCACGCTCGAAAGCCGGGCGCTCGAGGCACGGCCCGTTGAAAACGACATTCACGCGCTAGTGATTGCGGGACCGAACGGCGTACCCGTTGCTCCCACGCACTGGGCGTTTACGCAGCTTGCGCAACGTGCTGGCGCCCCTGCCGGCTACCTCCGCGACATTCCCGCGCCTCTCGCCGCAGATTGCATCAACTACGGTCTGCAAACACGCACGGTCGAGGATATCGGCGTTTTGCTCTACAAGAACGGGGGACCCGCCCAGATCAAGGCGGTTACCGGCCCGGACTACGGGCGGATCTGGAATGCTGCAATCACGAAGGCACTCGTCGATCGATTCGGTGACGGATTGACCGGCGCTTTCCGCGTCCCCGGTGAATTCGGCAAGCGCGTTGCCGTCACGAAGGACAACACGACGCTATACGCGTCCGATCGGGACATGTTCGTGTTTCTCGCCGATGAAGAGCATCGGATCGAAGTGCCGAACCGTCGCAACGGGGAAAACGGAAGCCTCGCGCGCGGCTTCTTCGTTTGGAATTCCGAAACGGGAAAGTGCAAGTTCGGGATCGCAACGTTCCTTTTCGACTATGTGTGCTGCAATCGCATCGTTTGGGGCGCGCAGGGATACGAAGAAATCACGATCCGTCACACCTTGCGCGCGCCGGAACGTTGGGTCGATCAAGCGTTGCCTGCTCTTCAGGACTACGCGAACAGTTCCACGATCGGCGTACGTAGCGCGGTAGAAGCCGCAATGGGTACGAAGATCGGCAACGCAGAAACGCGGGATGACGATGTGACGAAGTTTCTCGCGTCTCGCTTTTCGCGTTCGCAAACGAGCGCGATCAAGGCTGCGCACCTCTCCGATGAAGGGAGGCCGATCGAATCCTTGTGGGACGCCGCAACGGGAGTAACGGCCTACGCGCGCAGCATCCCCTATCAAGACGAACGCGTGAATCTAGAACGTGAAGGCGGGAAGATTCTCGCGCTCGCCAAGTAGACGCGCACGAGCACACGGCACGCGATTGGAAACGATCGCGTGCCGTAGCTTGCGCATGTCGCAAGAGAAAGCGAAACGAGCAATGCAACCAGAAACACAAGTGATCGAACCAGAGACGCACGTTTTTACCGGGTGCGTTCTCTACATCGGTGGATCGTTCGGGTATCGGCGCGTCGAATGCCGATCCATCACGATCAAACCGGGCCGGTACGCGCAGCACGATCGCGCGCTTCACGTCGAGTACCTCGAAAAAGGAAAACGCAAGTCGCGCGCGTTCACCTGCTACGCGTTCGGACAACAAGCCGAAACGGATGCGCCTGGTTCCCGCACGAACACGCCGTTTGTAGTTCTCGCACCAGGCGCACGCGTCGAGCAACCGGCCACATTCGACCAAGTAGGAGATGATTCCGCTATCACGCGGCACCTGTCATGCTCCCCCGAATGGGATCGCGAATTCCACGCGGCCCTGACCAAGTGCGGCGCGTCCGTGCTTTTCGACGGTCGCAAAGGCGGTAGGTGACGTCATGGGATGGATCGGACCTGCACGATCGATGCACTGCACGATCAAGGCGCACGCGGATCGCGACGAGCAAGGCCGCTATCTCGTTAGAGGTAGCGGCGGCCCGTTCTACTTCATGGGAGACGCCAGCGACACCGGGGAAGCGGTCGTAACTGACGACACGGAGATCTGCGTCAACGGAGAATGGCGCGCACTGGTTCCGCTTCTCAGCGGCGGGCTTGATATCATGGTGCTGTAACTCGCGGATCGACACACCGCGCACGGGAAACCGCGCGCGGTAGTCGGCTCGTGAGCCGAGGAAAGAGAGAGACCATGACTTTTGATGAAGCACTGGCAAAGGTGGTGAAGCTCCGCGCGTTGTCCCAATCTAGCAACGCGAACGAAGCCGCCGCCGCCGCCGCCGCCGCCGAACGCATCATGCAACAATTCCGGATCGAATCCGCGCAGGTGGAAGCGGCGGGTAACCGCGACGAGCTTCCCGACGATCCGATCGTGGACGCGAAAGATCTGCTTTGGGACGGTAAGCGCACCGTCCACTGGCAGATTCAGCTCATCTCTGCGCTCTGCAATCAATACTCGTGCCGCGTTGTACTCGGAATCGCCGGGTATGACGGCGGAACGTGGAAGCAGGGTGTTCACATGTTCGGTCGCAAGTCTGACCTTGCGATCGTTCGTTTCCAATACGCGTACCTCGCGGTCGAGATCGCTCGGCTCTGCGAGCTGAACGGCAAAGGCAAAGGCCGCGCGTGGCGGAATTCCTACTGCATGGGCGCGGTCGCTGGAATCCGCGAAGCGATGTACGTCGCTCGCAAAGAGGAAACCAAAACCGCGACGTCGAGCGCTCTCGTATTGCTCGACGAACGCCATAAGCTCGCCACGGGCGCGCGTGACTCTTGCTATCCCAAGCTCGGGAAGGCGCGCACGAGCGGATCGGTCCGCGATAGCGGCGCGTACCAGCAAGGCAAGCGCGACGGCGCAGGCATCACCCAACGAAGCGCCTTGCCAGAGCGTTCACAACGTCTCTTGTCAAAGTGACGACGGATGCTCACTTAGTGAGCTAGGCGCGCATTCGCGCGCCGAAAGAAGAACGCGATCGGACGGAGGTTTGATCCCCGGATCGCATTCTTCTTTCGGCACACGAGCCGAGGAAAGGAAAGCGACCGTGAAGAAACCGCTCTATCAAGCACTTGCGGCGGCGCTCGACGCTGCCCGCACATGCGAGCAAACGAAAAAGACCAACGCGAACGCTGCGGAATGGCGTGCGAATCATCTCGCCCGCGTTCGCGAGCTTGTAGCCCAGCACATGCCGTCCGGCGCTGGCATCGACAACGGAACGAAGATCGACATCGATCGATCGACCGGGGACCGACTTGTATTCACGACGGCCTACCATCACATGAATGACACGGGCCACTACGACGGGTGGACCGAACACACCGTGACCGTGCGTCCGTCTCTTGCGTGGGGGTTTCGCCTCACGATCTCAGGACGTGACCGCAACGAGGTCAAGGACTACCTCACGGACGTTTTCGTAGAAGCCCTGAACGCGAAGGTGGACGAGTACCTCACCGATCACACCCCAAAGCCTGGGGCGACGCCATGAGCGCGCCCAGATGCAGCACGCGCTGTTACCACGATCGCGGCCACTCCGGACCGTGCGCTGATGTATTAGCCACACCAAAGCTCACGAAAGCGCAGCGCGACGCGTTGGAAGCGCTGGAGACCCACGGCCTTGCCAACCCTTGCGATCAGTACGATTCGGAAGTTTTGGTCGAGCGCGGCCTTGCCGCCTGGACCTACGATCGCCAGTTTTTGCAGCTCACCGACGCTGGCCGCGCCGCTCTGAAGGGCGGTGCGAAGTGAGCGCCTACACCACGGCTTGGCTAGAAGCACACGGCGTACCCGAGCGCGATCTGCGCGAACGGCTCCACGAAGCGCTGACGGTGCTTCATGAAGCGGCGTTCGTTCTCGAATGCGAATGGCAGGACGTCTCCGACTACGCAGAAAGCGTGAAGAAGGACCTTGCCGACAAAGAGGAGGAGCTTTCCGACAAAGAGGGCGATTCGGACGAGCTAATCGAAGCGCAATCGACTATCGAAGATCTCAGGCAACACATCAAGACGCTGGAAAAGCGAATCGAATCGCCTGGTCTCAATCTCTTTGCGATTCGCGAGCACTACGCGAAGCACGGGCTGCGAGTGATCGAGGGCGAAGGCCAGTCCGACACGCGTAGCGCGGACGATCTCTACCGCGAAGCCACGGAGATCGATGACGTCGAGCCGAAGAAGGCGGAAGATCTCTACCTCCGCGCGCTCGCTATCGAGCCGGCATTCGCCAACGCGCGATGCAACCTCGGAAACCTCTACTTCCGTGGCGGTAACGTCGCGAAAGCCGAAGAAGCTTACCGGCGCGCGATCGAGGACGATCCGCGATGCGCGGAAGCTCACTACAACCTCGGATACATCTTCCTCGACCGTGGCAAACCGAAGGACGCAGTCTCCTCTCTCGAGCGGGCCGTAGACATTGACCCGCGCTTCGCTGACGCGTGGTTCAACCTCGGCATGGCGTGCGAGCAAACGAGCAATCGCGAACGCGCACGCGTGAGCTGGCAGCGATACCTCGCGATCGAACCGCGCGGAACGTGGGCAGACATTGCGCGAAAACACCTAGAACCTTCGAAGCCTAAGCGCATCCGACGAAAGAAGACGTCATGAGCAAGCTCCCTCCGCCTGCGAACCGCGCAGAAGAAAAGGACGATGAGCTAGAAGACGTGCGCGCACACGAACGCAATCGCGTCGCTCGCTACCGTGCCGAGGACCCCGAACGCGCCAAGCGTCAGAATCGCGAGGCGCAAGAGCGTTGGCGCGCTCGAAACGCAGAGAAGGCACGGAAGGATTCGCGCGAGCGCATCCGTCGCCTTCGCGAGAACGGATACGAGAAATGAGCGCGAAGAAGAAAAAAGCCGCACCGGAATCGATCGATTCATTCGCGCACGAGCTTTTCCAGATCTGCCCGGATTGCGGTGGCGATCTGAAGTTCGATCCTAATCTCGTGGGCGACACGTGCGGAGGTCTCACGCTGCGCGGTTGGATGGCTTGCCAGAAGTGCGGCAAGGCTTGGCTGGCACCCAAAGGCATGGCGACCGTTTACGATGGCGCGTGGAAGCTCGCCAAAGGTGGACGATCTGTCGAGACAGGAAACGGACGGATCCGCGTCGATGGTGGTTCGAACGTCGAAGCCCTGATGGCGCGCATCGTGAAGCTCCCCGAGCTAGAGCTCGAGGTCGCGAAGCTCCGCAAGGAATTGGAAACCGTTCTCGACCCGTGGGCTCCCAAGAAAGACGGGCTAGGCGAGCCGTACACCCAACCGTTTCGCAAGCTACAACGAGAAGTCTACGACTTCCTAATGATGGTGAGACCAGGGGAGTGGGATCGTAAAGACGTGGAGAAGGCTCGGATGTGCCTTCGCGCGATCACGGACAGATTCGAGAACACGGACGAGCACGAGCTGACCGCTGCGATTCAGTACACGGTCAAGTACGGGAGGATGCCGTGAGAAACCAACATGAAGCTAACGTGTGGGTTCAGTTCGCATGCGCCGCAATGACTCGTGCCGACACTTTCGACATTGAACGAGCAGCGAAGAGCGCCGACTACATGCTCGACGAATATCGGAACCGCGTAGCAAAGATCGATACGCGTCCTGCGCCATCTCCCGTGAAGAAACCCGGAGCGAAGCCATGAGCAACACCCAAGGCGTTCGAGACGACAAGCTTCGCGAACTGATTCGCATTGCCGAGGAATCCGGCTGGCGCACCACACGGAGCGGAAGCGCACACATTCACTTCTACACACCGGAGGGTCGTTTTGTGGCGTGGTGCACGACGACCAAAGCGAGCCCCGGCGCTTACTACAACACGCGCGCGAAGCTCAGGCGCGCAGGATTGGAATGCTAGGTCATGCGATACGCACTTTTTCTTCTTCTCGCCGCGTGCGGTCCCGACGACTTCACGCGCGCACCGGGCGATTCCGGACCCGATTCGGGCGATGCTAGTCCACTCGACGCTCAAGGCAGCGAAACCACTGGTGACGGTGGTGGACTAGATGCACGCGAAGACAGCCGGGACTCGTCCACCGTCGATACCGGTGTCGATTCGTGGGTGTGCCCCACGGGAACGCCAGCTTGCAACGACGCGATCACGGCATGGTGCGCACGCATGAAAACGTGCTGCAACGGACAGTGCATGTCTGCGTGGGCGAACGCAGGCGGTTCGCAATGCGCTGCGCAGATCAGCGTTAGCTCATGCTCGAACAAGATGCTCTGCGAGACGCAGTGCCTCTCGGACCTGCAAAGCGCGAGCTGCACGGACATCAAAAATTCGCCCGCTCCCGCGTACGTCACGAATTCGTGCTGGGGGCTCTGGCAGTGAAACCGTGTCCCTTTTGCGGTTCGACGTCCCTTTATACGCGCTCGGAGTACGGCGTCGAACGTGTCATATGCCTTTCGTGTGGAGCGCAGGGTCCACACGAGACGCGTGCGATCAAGATTCCGGATCTTGAGGAAATCCCAGCGCGCAGCGCCAGTATGCAGTGGAACACGAGACACGCTGCGACTGGACTCGACGCATTACGAGAGCACATCAAATGAGAAAAACCCAACGAAGTAGAGTTGTGAACCTGATTGGCGACATCCCCATCGTCATCGAGCAAACGGTGGACGTGTTCACCGGCAAGTACGTCCTCGACATGCACACGCCGCGAGGAACTTCACTTGAAGCAGCATTCGAGATTGGGCTGCGACCTATCGAGGCCGAACGGCTCGGCAAGGCGCTGATCGCGATGGCAAAGATTGCGAGGGAACGATGACCGACGAAGAGCGCGCGCAGAAGTGGCTGGAAGATCCGCGTAGTGGCTACGGAGGCGCAAACACCGTTGCCTCCCTCACCTTTCAGTTCGAGGAGGTGCAAAAGCCGCTGCTGAGAGAGATCGCACGGCTATGCGATGTGCAAAACGAAATGCACGCCCGCATCGCCCAACTCGAAGCCGAGGTCCAGCGTTTGTACAATTCTGGAGGCACGACGCCTGGCCTTCTCATTGGCGAGCTGGAATCAAGACTGCACCACGCCAACGTGCGCATCGCCCAGCAAGAAGCCGCGTTGGAGAAGGCGGATGCGTTTCATTCAGCCTTTCGACACCACCGATGTTCGTACGGAACGTCGTGCGACACGCGGATCCCGTTCGTATTCAAGGACCAGTGGTGTCACGGCTGCGCACTGGACGCCGAATACCAAGCCGCCCGCGCCAAGGTGAAACCGTGACTCGACTTCCGCTCGTCCAAGAACGGTCATGCGGCTCGTGCACGGCGTGCTGCGAAGCGCTCCAAGTGAAATCGCTCGGCAAGGCCGACTACGAGCGATGCAAGCACCTGAGACGCGGTCCGATCAAAGGCTGCGCGATCTACAAGACTCGTCCCGAAGATTGCGCCAGCTACGAGTGTCTTTGGCTTGCCGGAACGCTTCCCGAAGATTTTCGTCCGGACCGTATCGGCTTCGTACTCAGCGTCTCGACGTTCACGGTCAGCGATACCGACACGAACGAAGAAGACCCCGATGCGTACATCATGATTCACGAGCTCAAGGCCGGCGCGTCTCGCACGGAGCGGGCGAACGGCGCTCTTGAAGCGATGGGCCAGCACGTGCTCGTGATGGAGATCACACGCGATGGGCTCCGTAAGGTCCGAGGTGGCCCCGCGCACGCCGTGCAGCGAATCATGGACATCGCGCGCGCGAACGAAGCCAAAGGCATCCCCGGTTACAGCGTCACTCCGAACCCTCCGAAGGAGACTCCATGAAGCTCGTCTTGGAGATCAACATCAACGATGACGACGGCATCGCAGCTACCAAGGGCGTGGGCGAGCTTCTCGTGAGAACCGGACGCTTTCTCATGAAGGAGAGCGAAGACACACCGCGTATTTCTGAATCGATCACGCGACGCGGCATCATCAACCTTGAAGGCCGGTCCGTGGGCGAATGGAGGATCGAATGAGCGACTATCTTCGCGACTACCAACGCTCGGCATTGGACGCGATCCGAAAGGCGCTTGTCGAGGTCGAAGCCGCGCTGCCTAAGGTGGTCTGGATTCCCGATCTCCACGAGATCGACAAGGCCGCGCCGGTCATCAACTTCAAAGCGTATCAGGGCCACGCGGACGGCTGGAAATTCTTGATCGTCGGAATCGACGTGCCTGGCGACGATCCGGTTCGCCAATACCACGGCACGGCAGTAAAGCTCGGCATCATTCTGAAACTTGCGCCGGACCTGGCGCGCAAAGCCGGAGAGAAAGCAGAGACGCCGCTATGAGCCTCACCAAATGGGACGTGGGCCAGTGTTTGATCAAGTGCGCGGACACTCTCCACGAGGAGGAGGATGATCTTCGCGAAGCCGGCTACGAGGAGTTGGCGAAGATGCTCCACGAGTGCCGACTTACGATTGGTGATCACTTCAACAAATTCGGTTCGCACGAATTCGGATTACCAGCGCACGATCAAACGACCAAAGCAAGCCTGCGACGGTGCGAACCGTGCGGTGGTCCCGGTCCGAGTCTTTGGGACCCGAAGACCGGACGCTATTCGTGCAAGAAGTGCCATTCGCAACCGAACGATCCGTTCTTCGTCGATTTCGAAAGGCGGACTCGTGGGCTCTGATCCCTACCGCACGCCAGTGAGAACCGTTGCCGAAGTGCTCGGTCTCTTCGCGAATCTCACCGTCGAGATGATGACGCGCGAGATTGCTCGACGTCTCGAAGAGGAGCCATCACCCGAGATGGTGAAGGCGGCAGCGGAAACACTTCGCCAAGCCGCCGATCTGTTGGAGAAGCAACGCGCGCTCATCGACCAACAGAAGAAATGGATTCAGGACCTTCGGAACAGGAGAAAACGACGATGACGATCTTTCGAAGTGGAAACCCAGAGCTGTCGGTCGCCATGATCGGCCCGTGGGGACAAGCACACCTCCGTGTGAAAAAAGCCATCACGGAGGCGCAGGGCAATCTGAACGAGGCCGCGCGTGCGCTTGGCGTTTCGCGCTCGACAATCGGGCGCTGGCTCAAGGCGCATCCTGCGCTGGAACGCGAGGTCGAGAAGATGCGCGAACAAATGGAAGAGGAGGCCTACGAATGAAAGCCGGCATGATTCAGTGGTGGCTTACCTCCGATGGTGAAGAGGTCATCGTCTCAGATAGGAACGGAAACATCGTTGCTCGACGACGGGCGACGAATGACCACGAAAGGCGAGAATTCAACGAGCGCGTCGTTGCTCCGATGCAGTTCTTCGTCGATTGCGCGAACGAGGGTTACCAGAAAAGGATGGAGCCATGAGAAGGTTTGCAGCCAACACACGCGTTTCGGTCGAGCGCTCACGCGCAGAGATCGAGCGATTCGTCATCAAATACGGTGCGAGTCGCTTGGCCACGGTCTACGAAGGCGACCGCTGCATGATGGCGTTCGAATTCCGAGGCCATCGCGTGCGGTTCGTGCTCCCGTCTCCAGACCGAAATAAGTTCAAGCGCCCGGACATGTACGCGAAAGAGCATCGTCGCCTCTGGCGCGCCTTCGCGCTCATCATCAAGGCCCAGCTCGAAGGAGTTGTCAGCGGTGTCTTCGCGTTCGAGGACGTGTTCCTTGCGCATCTGGTTGAACCAAAGAGCAACAAGACCTACGGCGAGCTCCACGCGATGCAGATCGGAGCAGACCGTCAACTCAAGGCAGCGAGCCATGCCTAATCCTGTCACCGAGAAGGAACGCGCCGAGTACGTTCCGATCATCACGAATGTGGAATGCCCACGCTGCAAAGCGAAACCTGGTGAGCCGTGTGTGTACAAAAACGAATCTAGGCGCCGAGGCAGCGTCGCTCACGATGCTCGATTCGTCGAGATGCGAAAGAGCAAAAGCAATCGCCCACGCACGACCAAGTACGGGCGCGTGCATGGTCACAACTCTTTCGAAGACTTGAGACCACTCGCCTCTCGACGTCTTACGATTCGCGAAGAACGCGATGCTGGGATTTGGCACCCACTGAAAGTATCCGACGACGAAGAGAGCGTGGTAGAGTAAGCTTATGCGTTACTACCTCGACACCGAATTCGACGAGAGCGGCTACGGCCGCATCAACCTGATCTCGATCGGCGTTCGCTGCGAAGACGGTCGCGAATACTACGCGGTCGCTGGCGATGGATGGGATCCGAAGCAGGTCAATCCGTGGGTCCGCGAACACGTTCTTCCGTTTCTGTCTCTTCATTCGCGCATCAACCCGAGCTGTCTCAACGGTCGGATTCTTTCTTACGTTGACGGTGGCGACCCGGAAGCGCTCGCCGAGCTTCGCGAAGAGCAAGGACTCGACATCCGAAGCCGCGCGCAGATTCGCGATGACCTGCTCGAATTTTTCCGAGGACCGGTCAGGCAAGGACTGAAGCTCGTCCTCGCTGGAGTTGAGGGCGAGAAGCCGACGAAGCCCCAGATCTGGGGCTATTTCGCAGACTACGACTGGGTTTTGTTTTGCCAAATATTTGGTCGAATGATCGATCTGCCGAAGCTTCTGCCGATGTACTGCCTCGACTTGAAGCAAGAGATGGCGGTCCACGGCATCACGCGCGAGGAACTTCCACCGCAAGAAACAGGACTCGAGCACAATGCGCTCTTCGATGCCCGATGGAATGAACGCGCGCATCTAGCCATCAGCGTCCTGAAAGAGAAACGACGCGCGGAAGGACAAATCCCGTGGTGAAAGCGCTCTGGATCATCGTCAAATGGCGCTTTGAGTGGAAAGGCCCTCGCGAAGAGTTCGTGAAGAAACCCGGTAGTCAAACCTACTGGGACGGCGAAAGCTTCGTGCACTGGCGCGGCGCAGCGAAGCCATTCAAATGGCCAAAGATCGCTCATCTCGTGGCGCGCACAATGCGTGCAGAGGTCGAAAGACAATGAAAGCGCTCGACCTTGCCATTGCGTTCGCTCGTGGCCGTTGGCATAGCGCGCTCGACCGTGCGCTCCGCCAAAACAAAACACGCGGCGAGGTCTCCGAGAAGGCGATGAACGAGGTCGAAGAAGCCGAACGAAAATTCCATGAGCTTCAAGAAGTGAAGAGGGAACATGCCAAGTGAACAGCTCACCTCACACCTGCCTCACATCGTTTGGATCCGCTACCTCGGGAGTAAAAGATTCATCGCACGTTTCCGCGGACCCGTTGATAAGGCGACCGACGACATTCTCAAGGTTCGGAAGGACAAAACGATCGCTGACGCATACCTCTTGCCAGAGGGACGCGACGTAGAGAAGTTCCACCAGCAGCGACTCGAGCTAGACAAATGAACATCGAAACGCTTTGCGACAACAACGGGCACCCACGACTTTGGGGCGACGGCTCGCCCGTGATGATCGTGTTCGACGACGACGGCGACGTGGATTGGGCAAAGACTCGCGAAGCGAATCCGTGGGCCGTGAAGCGCGAACAAGAATCCAGCGTGCCGGCAAAGCAGGCTCGGCTTTCTACCGCCGTCGAACGGATTCGCGCTCGCTTCGAAGAGCATCGCTGCCACGACTGCAATGCGCTTCCCGGCCATGAGCACGATCCAGGGTGCGACGTCGAGCAATGCCCGTTCTGCGGGGGTCAGATCATTTCTTGCGGATGCAGCGACGTGCCGTCGCTGAGCTACGAGTCGATACGTTGGACCGGCACCTGGCCTGGTGTGAAAGAGTGCATCGAATACGGATTCTGGTGCCGCTGGAAGCTTCTCCCCCCTCTGGCGCAACTGAATTTCCAAACGAGCGGCTGGGTGCGCTGCGCCAAGGAAGACCCCGGCGCGCGCGTCGATCTAAACCGTCTCAGTGAAGAATGCATCTGGGACAAAGTCCAAAGGCGCTGGGTTCGTACGTCGGAGGAAGTTCTTACGTCGGAGGAAGCGACCGGTGACTGAACCTTCACGACTTCGGGATCGATGGGCAACGCTTCAAAGACGTTGCTTATGGATCGAAAGGCAGCTCGACATCCCGAACCTCAGCGAAAATTCCGCGAACCGCTACCGTTCTGAGCTTTCGGCCCTACGCTGGGTGATGGACATCGCGATCGAAAAACACCCTGAACTTCTCAAGGTGCGCCATGGATGAAAAAGACAAACCCGAGAAACTTTTTCACGACGAGACGACCGGACTCGTTCACGACGCCGAGTGTCCGCGCACGAAGAAAGAGTTCGGACAAGAGGGCGGTGGAGAATGCCCGAACGAACCCTTCGTGAAGATGATTCACGAATCCGTCGACCGCTACATGGAGCAGATCGGCGTCCCGAAAAAACCCGCGTCGAGCTCAAGCGGACCTGCGCAGGTCTCAACGCCGAAGTACCGTGAAGGGTGGGATCAGATTTTCGGATCAAAGAAAACGGTGGGCCAAGCGTGAAGTGGCTCGACTCTCAAGAAGAATATTTGCTCCGCGCACTTCGTGCAGGACCGGGCACGTTCACGAAAGAGGACATGCCCGCAATGCGATCGCTGGTGGCTCGTGGGTGTCTCTCCGAGAGACGACGGCGTTGTCCGGCCTGCGGCCTGCACGATGTTCTGGCCGTCACGCTCACCGACCGCGGAAAACTAGCGGTTCTGATTTTGGACGTTCTACGCCAGCAGCCGAACCTGCTAGCGTGAAAATGTGGTGATCCACGTCCAGGAGTCGGTAGCGGGCATGATCGTCGCAATCGCTCATGTCGGAACGCGCGTGTTCATCAGCCAGGGACCGCCCATCGCGGTGCAATTCGCGGAGGTGTGGATTCGTCCGTTCGACGTCTACGACGCCGTCGAGTACAACGTGCGGTTTGCCGCGATGCGAACTAGGAGAGAAGAGGATGGTCGAAAGCAACGACGTGACGGTGCCCAGCTCGAGCCGATGTGACCACAAGGATATGGCTGGTGACACCCTCATTGAGGTGAACGGCCCCTACCACCGCTGCACGTCGTGCGGTGCGACCTGGACCGATAAAGACCTTGTGATCGTGAACGACGAGCCACACATCTCCGTTTAGTCGCAGCGAATCGAGTACGGCACGTCCTTGAAGAGCTTACGGGCGAGCTCGAAGCGACGCCTGGCCTGAGTTCCCGTGCCGGCGTACTGCAAAAGCGGTTCGCTCACGGCTTCAGGATTTTCTTTGATTCGCTTTTTGTGCTCCAGAAGCGAGTCGCGCATGATCTCGCGGCCGGCGCGTGCACAATTGATCGGATCGGCCATCAACTCCTCGGGCGTGTACCCCTTCACCTTGGTCACACCATCGATGAAATGAACCTGGAGAAAGCAAAACGACGTCGGAACGCTGTCGTTGTCCTTCCCGCAGCCGGGCCATCCAGGTGGCTTGTCTTTGCAGTCACCCTTCGCCTTGTTGTCGAAACCGCTCTCATAGACGCCCACCGCCGTGAGCAGCGACGCCGTTCGAAGAGCACCCTCGGGACCCTCGTAAAGAGGCTTCTCGATCGACGCCTGCGCAATGGCGAGAGCAACGTCGACCGGTGTGATTCCAACGAGTTTTCCAATGGATAGCCACGCGGTCACCATCGCAGCCAAGACCCAAACCTTGAGTGATTCCATCCAGCGAACCTAGTCGCCCAGGCGATGCGAAGCAAAGATTTGCCGATTCGGGAGCAAACGTGCGAAGCTTTGCTCACCCAACACGTCGTGTGCGGACGACGAACACTCCTCCTTCGGGAGGTTGAACAGGAGTCCGTGTCATGACATTCATTCCCGCAGGTCGTCCTACCTCTCGCGTCGAACGTCTCGAAAAACTGATCAAGCGCGCCCTCGCCAGCGCAAGCGCTGCGCTCGCTCAGCTCGCGATCCTCGGAAACCGCGTACAGCAAGTCGCGCTCTCCGGTGTGGTCGTCGCTGCGGGCACCACAATCACCCCGGACGCATCGATCACGACGAAAGGGCCGACCGGAAAAATCCTCATCAATGCGAGCTACTCCGGCGTGGGAGGCGGCGGTGCAGGCGGCGTCAACGCGTTCCTTCAGGTGAAGGTCGGCGCGGGTGCTTTCACCACGGTGTATTCGTGGGCTCCGGTTGCGACCGCAGGAGTCGTCGACGGTGCGAGCACCGTGTTCGAGTTCGATTCAGGAGCTCCGGCCGGCACGGTGATCTCGGTGCACTGGCAGACGACCGCAGGGGACGATGCCGTTACGCTCGGCGGTGTGGCCGGCGCCGGCATCGATGGCGCAGCGCTTCTCCTCGAAGAAGTGATCTAACCGCGTCGAGGTCCGTCAACTTCTAGCGTTTTAGGGAGATCGCCATGACGTTTATTCCCGCAGGTCGACCGCGCATTGATCGGATCGAAAGCCTGCTCAAAAAAAATCGAGCTTTCGCTGCCGCCGTCGCTTCTGCAACCTCCTTTGCTCAATCGACGAGCGTCATCTGGCGTCCAGGTGGCGTCAGCGCGGACAACGTCTACGCAACTTGGGCTGAGGTCGTTGCTGCCGTCGCAAAAGTGAACGGCGACGTTACGATCGGTGTCGACACTGATCTCGCCGCCGCCGTTATCCCTGCTGGTGCATGGGATCTTCGACCGCCTGGCATTTCTGGCCCCGTTTACTTGGTCAACGCGAGCAAGACCAACTCGGCGCCGTTCATCACGATCGCGAATGCCGCCGTGACTATCCATGGGCTCTCCGGGCAATTCGACGTTCAGATCGACAACCGATCGACATCGAATGTCATCTCCGTGACCGCCGCAAACCAGGTCGATTACTACATGGGCGGATTCTCGGCGATCTACCAGAGCGTTCTTTCGGGTGCCGGCGTTTCGTTTCTCGCTATGACGGCGGGATCACTCAATCTCTACATGCAGGACGGAGCGTTCATTTCCACGCTCGACGGCGGCTCGATCGCCGTTCGCGCATCGGTCGGCGGAGTGCTTCAGATCTTCATCGAAGACACCGCCGTTCTCGACGCGAACATGCTTTCCGTTGGCGTCGGCGTCACGGGAAACGTCTTCGTCTCATCGACGGCATTCCCCGGACTCCTTCCGTACAACACGCAGGTTGCTGCCGCAGCGGTCATTCCTCTCGGGATGGTCGCTCGCGGCTCGACCGCAATCGTGGCTGGAACGGGAAAGACGGCGGCTATCCCCGCGTTTCTCAACGCAAACAGCCGCATTCTCGTGTCTCTCAAGACACCTGTTGGTGATGCCCTCACCATAAAGTACGCGGCGCTTGCTGCGGATCGCGTCAACGGAAATCCAGGCTCGTTCCAGATCTCGGCGCTCGTCGCGGCGGGCGGCGGAGCGGTCAACGGCGCGGACACCTCAACCATCGACTGGGAAGTCGCGACCACATAACGAGGAGCTGAATTGCCATGAAGACGATCGTTCCCTCGAAGATCGAAAATGCTGCTGGAGATCTCTGGTATCTCGTCCATACAACGACGACAGGCGGGCAATCTGATCCCGATGGTGGATCGACGGCCGTCTTCGTGAAGGAAGACTCCTCTGCGTCGGCGCACGAAGTGACATCCGACGTCTACCCAACCACGCCAGCGGGAGAAGAGGTCCGGCTCGAGTGTTGGGTCAAGAACAATTCGGGCAGCCGGTGGTTCTGGATGTCGCTTCTCTTTTTGGAGGCAGGGGAAGACGAGCAAGATTGGTACGCGTTCTTCAAACCCGTGGACGGTACGCGCGGGACTCAATACTCGCCGAATGGCAAGGTGGAGCTTCAGATCTCGGCTTCGGAATCCGGTTGGTATCATCTCACCCTGATCGTGCGTGGCCACGACGCGGAGATCACGGATGCATCCCTCGGTCTCTCCGACGTCGACGACGGGCTCTCGTATACCGGAGACGGGACGAGCGGGGTCAACGTCTACGGCATCCGCGCATATCAAGTCTGAAAAGAGGATCAACATGACGTTCGAAGAAGCTCTCGAAATTCTCAAGCGCGGTGGAGAGGTCACGCGCGACGGTAAAATCTTTCGCATCGGTCGCGGTGTGGAAGACGTCACCGACCCGAACAACGTGAACCGAGGTCACTTCGACGAAGACCATCGCAACGCGGACGATTGGGCGGACGCCATCGGGATCGGATTGTCCGCAGATACCGATCCTCCAGCCGTCGTCGATCCCGAAGCTGTCGATGAGGTTCTCCACGAGACGATTCCCGAAACGCTCGGGACGCTCGATTCCGAGCCGCCGCAATGAAACTCCTCGGTCGTGTCGAACGGCTTGAAAAGCTGATTAGGCGCGCCCTCACATCCGCATCGTCAGCGCTTACGCAGCTTCTCTCTTTCGGTACGCCTTTCTCTGCGGTACTGACGGTGCCCGACAGCGGCGCGCCCGTCATCGTGTTGTCGGTGCCGGTGACAACGAACCCGGTCCTCCTCGAAACGACGTTCATGTTCCGCGATCACACTCTCGAACGAAACATGTACACCACGCTTCGTTCGGAGGTGAATCTCAATACCCCGTTCATCGCGACGCAGAATGAATTCCAAGTCATTCAGCCTGGACTTGCGAATCCTCCGACCGTCAATGCTCCCGCGATCAATGGGACCAACGTCGATTTCAGCGTCACAAACCCGATTGCAGGAAACCCCATCGACCTCCAGGTGGTTTCCATTCGCCGAATCGCACCCATCTAGCCTTCTCTTGGCGGAGGCATCGGTTCGGTGGCGTTTGCCGCCGCCAGCGACTTCTCGATTTCTTCGTAGACCGTGGTGAGCTCCCTATCGCTCATCTTGAGGAGTTTTTCCGCGGTGACTCCAGCGAGCGCACCTTTCAGTTCCAAGATCGCTTTCGTGAGACAGCGACGACGATGCGGGCTCATCCGGCTATGATACGGGAGCAATGAGCGAGAAGCGTCCGTGGGCAAAACCGAGCGGTGTGCTCCAAGCCTTCGGGTGGCTTCACTGTCCGCAGTGTAACTCGCAAAAGCGCCCATCGACGGAGATCGAAGGGCCTTGTGCGTGGTGCTGGGACAACGAAGAAAAGCGCCATCTTCGGTACGTCAAGCCCGATCGCTACAAAGAATGGCGCAAGCAGCATGGGCTTCCCGAGGACGATGAGGATGATGTTCCAACTTCACCCGAATCGAGGCAAGCTCTCGAAAGACCTCCACCGCTCGAACCTGCCCCAGATACGGATCCCGCACCGTTTAGACCACCGATCAAACGCGAGGAGGACTGATGCGACGTCGAAGAAAAGCAAAACGGAATCCGCCCGAGAACGTCGATTCCGTCCTCACGATCGGTGGTCTCGTTGGTATCGCTTCCGCCGTGCTGGGAGCTCCGCAACTTGGCGGCGCTCTTCTTCTCGGATCGGGAACGTACGCGATTGTCAAAGGCAAAGCTCTGACTAAGGTGGTTGGCGGCATCTACGATCTCATCGGTCTCGGAATGGTCGTCGTCCGGCGATGATGAAACCGGCGATGCTTCAGGAGCTCTCTCGCCTCTTTGATCTCGAGGCGCAGGATGCGATCGTGAATCGAATCGTCAACGGACGTCCGGCACTTCCGGCCGAAGAAGAAATTCGTGAACACCAGCGGCTTTCCAAAATTGCTTCGGAGCTTCGCCATCGCGCAGACGCCAGTATCGCACTACGCATCTTGGGGATCCGGCTATGAGCTATGACCTCGAGTACGGCGAGTTTCGAAACAAACCGCTCGCGTACCTTCGCGATCACGAACCGGACTACAGCGACGCAGAGTACATGATCAAGCGATGGCCGAAGGCCTTCACGATGGTGCCGTACACGTACCACTCGCGCTCGTATGACTCGGGTGGGCCGACGAATGAATCGAACTATCGCGTGTGGAAAGACGACTTCGCGGAGACCGAAGGAAAAACGTGGTGGGATCTCGGAAGCAGCGGCATCTTCGTTCGCATCGACATTGCGCCGACCGATCAGAAAGAAGCGATCGACGCACTCGAAGAGTATCCAATTCTAAGTGAAAGCGACGAGAGTGATCTCACCCAAGAAATCCAGGACGAGAATTGGAACGACTACGGCCTTCGTGATACGCGAGACGAACTTGCCGGCCGCGCCGACCCAGAGCTTCGCGAAACAGTGGAAGCGCTCTTCGAGAAGATGCCCGAACGGATCTTTGCGAATGCGTATTGGGAGCAAATCTCGACCGAAGGAAGCGGTCCTGAGCAAGATGGTGGTGGTTACGGCACGGTCTTCCCGCGCGCGTTCGAAGACTGGGACGGCGAATCTTTCAGCGCGCTTCTCGCGTGGCTTGGGCTTGAAGAGGCGGTCGTTCGCGTCAATCTTTCCGATGCAGCCTTCACGAGCTGGACACCTACGACTCGTGGAGAAAAAGAGCGCAAGCTTCGCATTACGAAAGAGCAGCTCAAAGAGTCGCTCGGAGAGATGAAAGTCTCCAGCGCCCAACTCGCTCGACTGATGCGCGACCAGGAGATCATTGTCCCCCTCACCGAAGAATTTCCCTGCGAGTCGCTTTATGTTTCGTGCAGCTACCCGTGGGAAACGGAGAACGAACAGGAGCAAGCCGATGAACGTCGTCACGCTTGAAGCCGGATCCAAAGGTGCGGATACCGTTGTCAAACTCACATACATGGACAGCCTCAAGCTCTTCGACGCGGGTTTTCGATTCGTCGGTCGATACGTCGTATCTCTATCGGCAGCCGAACTTTCGGACATCCTTCGCGCAGGACTCGCGGTCACGCTCATCTCCTACGCGAACAGCTTCGATCCGTCTGACGAGATCGCTGCGCTCCAGCGTCTCGGTATTCCAAAAGGCACCGTGGTGTGGCTCGACGTCGAAGGCGTTACCGACGACGTCGTCACGCTACAAAATCGGATCAACACGTGGGCGAACGCGCTCAAAGCCGCGGGCTACATCCCAGGTCTCTATGTTGGCGCAGGCGCGCTTCTTACGAGTCTCGAGCTCTACAAGCTTGCGGTCGTTCGATACTGGCACTCGTGCTCGCGCGTTCTCGATCGAAACGGTGCCGAAGCCGCACCGAAGTGCGGATGGTGCATGTACCAATGCGTGTGCGAGGTCGAACGTGCGGGCGTCGAGGTCGACATCGACTTCGTTTACGCGGACTATCAGGGGCGGACTGTACCTATGGTTGCGGCCTGACGGTCGGGAAAGGTAAGCTCTCCCCATGGCGAAAACCGCGCTCATTATTGGCGACAGCCATGTCGAGCCGGTGGGTGCATTCGGGCCGGATCTCGCGAAGCTTCTCCAGGCGCAGGGTTACATCGTCACCGTCGCGGGCGTTGGATCCTCGAACGGCCTGATGTGGGCCACGAGACAGACCGTTTGTCGACCTGACAACTCGTGGTGCGTCGACCAGTCGAAGCTCCCGCACTCACCTGATCTGCTTATCGTCTCGCTCGGGACGAACGATGCAGCGAATGCCGCCGCGGGCGGTCGCTCCGTCACGCAAGCCGTCGCCGACATCAAAAAGGCGATCGCGAGCTACAACGCGAAGCAAACGTTCTGGATTGGTCCGCCCGCGACGCGTGGGAACGTGCCGTACTACACGAATGCTGCCGTCGCGGCGTTCTACAAGGCAGCCGGTTCTGCCGTCTTCGATTCCAGGCCGGCGACGCAAGCAGCGGTGAACGCCGGCCAAGGCGATGGCGTACATCTCTACGGTGCTGGAGCTCAAACGTGGGCAAGCGCTGTTGCGAAAGCCATTAGCAGCCAATGGAGCAGCACGACGAAGATATTCGTTGCAGTTGGCGCTGTCGGAGCGATCGCGACCGCTGCGGTCCTCTGGCGCAAAGGATACTTCCGCCGATGAGCATTCCGTACGCTTCGCTCTTCGTCGCCGCCGGTAAGAAATACCACGTCGACCCTGCCTTGCTCGCTGCGATGGCGAGGGCGGAATCCGGATTCAATCCGAACGCGATGAGCCCAGCGGGCGCACGGGGTCTCATGCAAATCATGCCTGAAGTGGCAGCAAACCTCGGGGTGAACCCCATGGATCCGGCGCAAGCGATCGACGGCGCTGCGCGCCTCATGAAACAGAACTTGCAGAGGTTTGGCTCCACACCTTTGGCGGTGGCTGCGTACAACGCAGGTCCAGGTGCGGTCGCTCAAGCTGGAGGCATTCCTCCGTACGCGGAAACGCAAAACTACGTCCAAAAAGTTCTCCAATACCAAAATGAGTACGAGGGTGCGATCGGTTCGGGAGGAGCTGCTGCTTGGGTGAAAGAGCATCCAGTCGTCACGGTCGCACTCATCGCTGCCGCCACGGGCGGGGCGGTCTACTACTTCCGCCCTGATCTCTTTCGGCAAATCCCTGTCGTTGGACGTCTTGCAGCCGCTGAAGAAAATCCGGTCAAGCGTCTTCCTGGAAAACGTCCAGCATCGAAAGCTCCTGGAGCCGGCGGCGGTCGCGTGCAGACGCTCCTCTTTCCGCGTTCGAGTTTCACACCGGAGACTGCGCAAACATGGGCGAAGAAGCACGGTTTCAAAAGCGGAAAGGTCGACGTCACTGACCAGTACATCCGTTTGCGCCAGCTTCCGCCCGGCGGGCGCATGCGCACGATTCAATTTCAGGGTACGCCGATCAAAGCCGTCGTGAGGTTCGGATGAAAAAGAAAAAATCTCTCGAACAGCTCCGACCTCCGCAACTTCGCGCACTCGTGAAGCTTCTTCTCGCTCGTGGTCGCATTCTCGTCCCGAGCGACGAAGGTTGGAGCATCTATGAATCCCTCTGGAAGGCTGGTTGGGCTACGGCAGCCCAGGGCGGATTCCTTATCCCTACGGATCAAATTCCAGAGCTTCAGCGAGCAGCAGGGATTCGATGAACGACGCCGAGCTCGCCGCGCGCATCGGTCTCGGGCTCTCACCCGGAGATCTGCTCGACGTTCGCAAGACCGTCGATAGCGAGATTGCTAGACTCGAAGCGAACATCCGAGCCCAGATCATCGCCCAGGTGAAACCGCAGCTCGATAGCCTCGCTCAGAGCGTCATCAACAGCTCGAAAGACTACGTCCATCAACAAGCTGCCATGGCCGGAGAAACGGGCGCGCAGGCTGCGCGTTCCGCCGTTGTGAAGTACAGCCTCATCGCTGCCGGCGCCGGAATTATTGGCGGCGGTTTGCTCGGCTGGCAACTCGCGAAGAGACTTCGGTGATCGCCTAACGCCAGCAGCTCACGCTGCGAACGAACGGCAGTTGGATGATGAACGCCTCGGGATCGTAGCGACGTGTCAGTGGCTCCGCTGGCATTGCCCCGCCGTAGTCCCAATCACTCTTCGCGTAGCAATGCGTCGCCCACGCCGACGAGTCGTTGCAGTGCGAAAAGTCGGTAAGAAAGCTCACCATCATCTCGCACCGCGGAAAAAGAAGGAGATAGATGCGTAGGATGATGTGGATCACGACCCTCGTAGCTCCTCGATAAGAAGGAGCAGGTCGGTACGGCACGTTCGATCAAGTTCCTTTCGGATCGGTATCTCCGTCATCTCGACGACGACGGCCGCAGGCTGAAGGTTGTCCGAGATCAAGAGCCGCACGGCCTGCATGATCTTCGCTTTGCATTCGTTGCAGAGATCGACCCAATCCTCTTCCATCGGCCATGGAAGAAGGGGACCGGCATTCTCGGAAGACGTTTGGATACGCAGTACGGTGTGCGGAGATTTCGCGCCTGGAGTGCAAGACTTTTTTCTGCACGGCTCGCAGAGCTTGAGGAATATGCGTTGGTTCTTCATAGTCCGTCGATGCGTAGACGAAGACCGGCGTCTTGAGCGACAGCCATCATCGCTTCCTCTTTTGCGATCGTCCAATCCGTCGCGTCCGGCGGTTTCGGCGGATCCTCTTCGCGAATCTTTTGCCACTCGACGTAGAAGGCCGCCCACTCCTCCTTGGAGATAAGTGATGCTGCGAATGCATCGCTTACCTCATGGAGCTTCTTCGAAGCGCCGTGGAAGCGATCCCAGAACGCGGCCTGAATTTTCTTCTGTTCCATGAGCGCCGCATGGAGCTGGTTCGATCGATTGATCAACGCCTTCGTCTCATCCTCGAGTTGCATCTTCGTCCTCCGAATCTCCGTCGTCATTTTCGAATCCATCCCAATCATTGTCTTCTCTCTTCACCGACCACGTGAAATAGTGCGTGAACGTGATGTTGTCGCGAAATCCGTTCAAGTTGTGTTCGACTTTTCCGGTCGCCTCGAACGGTCCTTCCGCCTTGTCTTCGCTCACGGCCTTCGCGAGCTTCGTCAGCCATCGGAGATCATTGTCTGTAGGTGTCCTGCGATTACTTCGGCGTGCCGAGAGTCGCCATTCCTCTGGAACTCCTTGAGGCCTCGGGAAGTTCGGTGCGTACACCAGGATCTCCCATCCCTCGTATGGGCGAGGCCCGACGTACTTCCACATCTTGGCCGATTCGCGGAGGTACTCGGCGATCTCGAGCAAATTCGGATCAACGTTTTCCATGGCCACCTTCTCTAAAGCACCGGAGGTGCATCGCGATCGATCCGCGGTGCGGATTCACCATCCACGACCAGAGCATGATGGTCTCGTGGCAGTGCGCACACTCGTGGATTTGCGACGCATGCCGGGCATGGTGGGTAGTCTGCTCGGTCCACGTCGGTTTCGCCTCCATGTCGTCGCGCATGTTTCGAATGCGCTCGTGCGATAGCCGTTCGGCGCGACGCTTGATCACTTCGATCTCGCGAATCGCACCCTCGAAGTCGGCGGACTGAATCTTTTCCAACACCGACTTGAATTCGATCATGATCGAGATCGATGGACGCTTCCTTTTCGTTTTCTCCTCGAAGAGATGAGCGCCAAGCATGTCGTGCTCGTCGATGAGCTTGACCGCGAGAAGCGCGGCATTCCGGGATTCGTTTTCGGATGCTCCCCGATCGAGCGCGAGCGCGATCAGTCGATCGACGGTCTCGCGCTCCTTCATCAGGCCGGCTCTCTCACACGCATCGTTCGCGCGACCAGACCTGCGCATTTTTGGCACGTCATGACGTTTTTGGATCGATCAAACGCACCGATGCCGGGCTCCTCTTCCTGAAGTACGGTTTGCGCTCCACACACGGCTTTCAAACCGTTCGCAGTTGCGTGATAGATGAAGCTCTTCGGTGAATAATTCCATACAACCGTGATGCTGCGGTCCTTGCAAAGGACAAACACGCGCCGTTGGTCCTCGCGCGAAAAACCCATGCTCATGGCTCGCAGAAGGGACAGAGTTGCGTTTCGACCGTTCTCGGCCAGTGTCTCGTTGTGACCTTCCAGCCGAAGTTTTTAGCTTCCTGATGCGTGACGCCGCCGGGATTCTCCTCCGACGCGTACGCCTGCTCGCGACCACATTTGTGACAGAGAAATACGATCGTCTTGCCGTCTACGCTGAGCGAAGTTCGGAGACCGGTCACGGATCACCTCCTCCGTCAAGCATGTGATCGAGCGAAGCGTTGATGGCGACGAAAGATTTGTCCATCTCGTCGAGCGACGCGTTGATGTTGTCGAGGTGCCGCATGGTATCGCGCTGAATGAGCGCTATTTTGATCTCCATCCCGACGAAGAAGACCACGAACACGACCATCGTTACGATGAACTGCCTGTTCGTCATCGGTTGGCGCAGTTTGGTGCGCAACCGGCCCATCACGCGGGCCTCAGAGGTTCTTGACGAATTTCTCGCGCTCGCGCTCGCTCATGTTCTTCCACGCCCAAGCGGCGAAGAGACCCGTCCCGACCATTGCGAGACCGACGAGACCGAGACCGAACGGTGAACGCGTCCAGGTGGTGGGGTTGCGCTTCATGCATCGAGCCTACCTTATTTTCTCGAGCGCTTCGAGATGCGGATTTCTCGCGTGTTCTTGAGAGCGTCGAGTATGGCTTGAAAGCACTCACCGCAAAACTCGGCTTCGTAGTTGCGAGGATGCTCATCGGTCTTTTCGACGGACATCTCTTTCGGAAAGAGCTGAATTTCGTTGTGTTGTCCGTAACCGCGACGTGCTGTAGCGCGATGTGTATCGAGCACCGCCCAGTTCTTCGGAAATTGATCCGAATTCTCTACACGCACACCGCACCAATCGCAGATCCAATTGCTTTCGGATGCCATTTTTTTCTCCTTCACCAGTCCACTTTGAGAACGGGAACCTTCCCAGTTGCGAGCGCGACCATGTTGGCTGTTCCCGGTCCGCCAGGGAACGCGATCACGAAGTTCGGTTTCGCGTCGTCGAGCATGAACGCATTGCGAATCGGTCCAGCGGCGCGTCCGTGAGCGTCCCAATCCGCGGGGTACGTCTTCACCTTCTTGTGTCCGCGGTTGCGAGCCCACATATCCGCAAAGAAGTCAGCGCCGGTTGGACATGCGCCGTGGACAAGCTCGTCGAACAAAAACGAGTCGAGCACCCGGAAGACGAGGTTGCGATCCTTGTAGTCGCGACCTCCGCACACGAGGACCACCATGACTCAATCTTCGTCGGCGTCCGGCGTTTGTGCGATCACTCGAACGTCGTCGTATTCGAGCTGATACCAACCGTGTTCGTCGGTGGAGTCGTCGTCGACGTAGATGAACACGCGACCCTCAGCATCGAGGGCGTAAATCGCTTCTGCATCGCCCAAGAGCTGGATGAACTTGGTGTGCGTTCGCTGCGGCTTCTCTTGCGTCTCGTCTTTCTTTCCCATGGGATCCCTTTGAGCGGAGCTTACTCTGCCACGTGAGCTAGGGAAAGAGAAACGGTGGGCTTGGCGCGTGCGGGCGCGAAACCAACCGTTTCAGAGCACTGCCCCGCGGGGCATTGGACGCCGTCGAAGCGGCGAAAGGGACCCTTGCGAGTTTGGCTCTGCCCACACTTTACGTTCAGGGCGGCAACTTTCGCAAGAGAAGCTCGTGTGTCGACCGGTAAACGACGCGAAGCTTCCAGATCCGGTCGAGCTTTGCGCGATCGATCCCGAGTATCTTGGCGACCCGCGCGCGCCCGTGGAGCTCGATCGCACGTCGAAGACGGTCGAGCAGTTTTCCTCGGACCGGAATGCTGCGCTCCGAAGGTTTGATCCGACCAGGGACGTAAGTGCCGTTCATCATTCGACTTCTTTGAGGAGATCGGCGCGAAACCACTCACCGTCGAAGTGATGACGTGCAAATTTTTCATGAAAGACCTTCTCGTCGTCGGGATCGAGACTAAGAACGGCGCGAAGTACGACTCCACCCGGTGCTCCAGTTCCCAAACCCCTCAATCGTTTCGCGATGTTGTTCGCTCGTCCGATCTTCACGAGCTGAGGCAAACTTCCGTAGCTCACGCAGTACACGCCCGCGCATGTCGGTGGATCTCGGAATTCGAGAAAAGGATTGGACCGCCAGAGTTTCGCTGCCTCGATGATCGCGAGCTTCACGTCGAATGCTGCGAAGGCGTGGATATGTCTGTACAAATTCTTCCACGACCAGCCCAAGTCGGGTCTGTCGCCATCGAGCTCAGTGCCGGCATCGTAATCCGCCATGTCTTGCATGACGTCTTTTGCGAGGTCGCCCACGGGATCCCGTCGCTCGACCTGATGAAGCAGCCAGGGAATGAATTTCGCTCGAATTTTCACTTTGGTACCGTGGTGGTCCAAGATGGTCCAAGGGGTGGGCCAAGGTTTTTTTTCAATGATGTGGCCATGGTCCAAGGTGGTCCAAGGTTTTTTGAAGAATAGAAGAAGAATAAGAAAACTGTAGCCCACCCGTGCCCGCGGGCGCGCGCGAGCGCGTGTGCGCGCGTAGGGAAAAGTTGGACCGCTTGGATCCAAGGTACCCCGGACCGGCAAGATAAATATGTGAAATCACGAATAAACTTTCATTTTTCCACCTAGGACCACCCCGGACCGGACATGGATCCGGGGACGACCCGGAACGGTCCGAGGTGCACGTTGACTCGTGTAGCCAAGTCGCTCGAGCGCGGTCGCAACCGCTTGGTCCATCTGCTTTCGCCGCTCGGGCGGAACGCCGAGCTCGTTCAGGATCCATCGCGTGGTGACGATCTCTGCGTCGTGAGGAAGGACCTGCATGACGTCCATCACCAACGGGTCGTTGATGATGCGTTCGGCGCGCTCTTCGGCGAGGTCTTCCCAAATGGGATCGTCCTTTTCAATGATCCATTCGCTTGGATCCTGTCTTCGAGCGAGAAGCAGTGCTTCGGCCAGAAGTTGTTCGCGATCTCGTTTGATCGCTGCGATGTCGATCCTTCCGGTACGCACGGGCCAGAAGCGACGATTTTCTCCGTCGTCGAGGTATTGGTACGGAGGATTCTTCGATCCGACGACCACCGCTCGACGCGGCACCGTTAGAATTTCCTTCTTGTGCTGGAGACGAAAGGTGTCGGTCTTTCGTGTGATCCACGAGAACATCGCGTCCTTCTGCATTTTCCGAAAGCGAAGCTCGTCGTCGTGAAGAACCCACCACATTCCGGCAAGACGATCCGCTTCAGAATCCTCACCAATTTTGTATCTTCCGAGTTGGCTTACCCACTCATTTCCAAAAAGCTCTTCGATGCCCCAGTTTTTTCCCGTTCCCTCTTGGCCTTCGAGAATGAGCATTCCATCGGCCACGCACCCAGGGTAGAGCGCACGAGCCATCGCACTCGTGAGCCAAGCGCGGCCGATGCGACGAATAACCCTCGCATCGGCAGCTCCAAAGTAAGTCGTAAGCCAAAAGTCGAGGCGAGGTGCACCGTCGTGCTGAGGGAGCCTTTCGACGTACTCCATAAGACTGTCGTACGAGTGACGGCGCGCAGCGAGATCAATTCCTTCTCGAACGACATCGAGGCCGGCTCGAACCTGAAAGTTCCCTAACGCCCACGCTTGGACCACTGCTCGATCTTCGTCCGCAATCGCTGAACGTGATCGCGGGATGTCTGCGATCGGGGAAGGAAGAGGATTTGACCAGCGTACGGTTTGCCCGAGCATGTCTCGACGCGGACCTCCATTCCATTCCGGATGATGGGACAGGACGCGCGCGACGTTCTCTGCGATCGCTGCGTTCTGTCCTCGATCTTGAACAAGAACGATGAGCGGATAGCGCTGCGGCGACGGTTCTCCCTCGGGCGCAGGCTGCGCAGAGGGCGCAGCGCCATTCGTTGGTGGTTCACCTCCGGACGGAGGCGACGACGTTGGCGGATCGACAACAGGACGCGGACCGCGCGTCGCACCTTCGCGCGTGACGAAGTTTTCGGCAGAGGTCAGCGTCTTTCGAACTTCCGATCCAGAGAGACCAGCCGCACGCGCAGCTCTATCGAGCTCGGAGAGAACGTAGCCCCAACGTGCAGGAATGAAGCATCCGTTGACGAGCGAGAGGAGCGAGATCGCTTTGCGATGGAGATACGTGTTCCGAAGTCCTTCGGGCATGCGCGAAAGACGCGAGCACTCTTCGATGACAGCACGTTCGAGGTACCGTTCGAGCTTTCGTTTTGCACGATCGTCGGCGCGAATTGTCTCCGGCGTGTACTCGCGCGCGAATGGCGGCGGCAGTGGTTCGGCGATGAGCGCATCGACCCACGTCATGGGTAGCTCGGCGAGCGCGCCCATGGTGTCGGCGACCCATGAGTAAACGCCGCCAAGAAAATGCTTCGACGGTGCGACGACGACTTGTCCGCCTTTTACCTTCGCATCGACGCCGGGTTGACCCCCGATACCGGTGACGTTCTTTAGGCGATCCGTAGGGATGCCCGCGGGCAGGCGATAGAAGAGACGGTGTCCGCGGCCTGAATCGCAGCGTGGTGTTTTCGGAAGCGCTCCGAATTCGCCCGTAAGCTCGTCGAACCGCTCTTCGCTGTCCTTGTCGATCGCGATGAGGTAGTCGCCGGTTTGCTGCGCACCGAGTACGAGACCGACGTTCGGAGCGGCGACCTTGATCGACTGAAATTGATCGTGGATGGCGTTCTCGTCCTTTGGGATCGAGCTTTGCCAATTGCGAAGGATTGGGTGTTTTCCGTTCGTCTTCTGGTCGTGCGACTTACCGCACGTACACTTGCCGCCCTCGATGCCATGCAAGAAGACCGGAACAGCGCCCGCGCGGAAGTATTCGATCGCGGCGTCGAGCACGCGAATGTCCGGATCAGTGCTGAAGTCGAATCGGATGGTCGATGCGGGGGCGTGCATCATGCAGGCTCCTGGAGCTCGCGCTCGTAACAGAGCAGATGCAGAGCCCCGGCGCCCTTTCGCCAGGCGATCCGATCGCCCACTTCGAACGGTTCCTTACACCGGCTGCACGTCCCTGAATACTGGGAACGGATGATTTTGCGACGTGGCTTTGATCCGTTTGATGGTTCGGGGTCCCGCACCGTCCCTCGACCAGGTTGGCTCATGGGATGCGGACCGGGTCTCCATACAGGCTCAGTCACCGTTGTTGGAAAGCGATGATCACGGAAGCGTCGAGCACGATCCTCGGCATCGCGCTTTTTGTCTTTCTCCTCCATGACCTCGTGTTTGAGGCCAGCGATTTCGTTGTGCGCCCTCGCAAGATCCTCGTTGAGGCGTCGGATCTGACCTTGCAAAAGTGCGTCGTTCATGCGCGCGCCGCGCACCATCGACTCGAGGAGGCGGATGCGCTCCTGAAGGTTCGCGATGACGATGTGGTTGTATGCGGTGTCATCTCGACCCGTGGGAGCCTGCGGACCAGAACTATTTCCGATGAGTCCGTGCTTCTCGATGAGACGCAGCGCTTGAATGGCAGCATTCCTCGATTCGCCGTCCGTGGCGCCCGCGTTGAGAGCGAGCGCGATCAAGCGACGTACCTTCTCTTCGTGCTCGTTCACGTGATGACGAGCTCCCCGACCTTGCCGCGCTTGTCAGGGTTCGAATTGATGGATCGCTCCGCCCTCACCTCGTGAAGCGTCCACTTCTCGTAGAGTTTTCGGACGCGGGGCGTGTCGGCATTGCTGAGAACGATTTTTGTTCGTCCGGCAGGAATCGCACGAGCGATTGCTTCGAGCCGTTCTTGTTCTTTCCAGCCGAAACCGCCCTCGGTGTAGCTCGTGAAGTCGGCGTTTTTGGAGATGGTGTCGTATGGCGGATCGCAGTAAACGAAGTGGAATCCGCCCTTCCCGAAAACATCGAGGTTTTCAAGAAGCCTGCCGTAATCGGCGACGACGAATTCGATTTCGACCTCGCGAAGAAGCTTCGAGACCTCGCGAAGATTTTCGAGATCGCAGACGGTTGGGTTTTTGTACTTACCGAACGGCACGTTGAACTTCCCGGCCTTGTTCACACGGTAGAGGCCGTTGAAGCACGTCTTGTTCAAGTAGATGAATCGAGCGGCGCGCGCGACGTCCGAGAGAGCGCTCGTATCGAGGGCTCGCACCTCATAGAAATATTCTTCGGAGTGTTTCTCTTTGTGCCGTTCGAGCTGGATGACGAGCGCGGGAAACGATCGCCAGACGACGACGAACGCGTTGATCAGCTCCGCGTTCATGTCGCAGATGATCGCCTTCCTGAACCGACGTTGGTTCGCCAGCTCGAAGAACAATGCTCCCCCACCCACGAACGGTTCGACATACGTATCGATCTTCTCGGGCACATGTTTGAGCAGCTCCGGAAGAAGTTTCGTTTTCCCCCCAGCCCACTTAACAAACGGTCGTGCACTCATGACGCGTACCTCTGCCCTCCCCGAATCCTACTGATCGTTGATTGCGACACGCCGTAGGTCTCAGAGAGAATTTTTCCAGACCGAAAGCTGGATCGAATCGTGTCGGCTTCACGCTGCGTCAGTCTGGCGTTTCCGTTTCGTGGTCCGCGAGTGTCAGTGCCATGACGAACTTGATCAGCGAATTGATCATCGCGATCTCCCCACCTTAGATTGTCGAACCGATTGTTTGTTACATCTCCATCCAGGTGCCTCACTTCGGCTCTGGCGAACGGGCGTGGACCAACAAAATTTTCAGCAACAAGAACATGAACGAGAAGAAGGAAATGTTTCCCATTCTTGACGACGCTGCATCCTAGGTACCCGCCTCGACGATTATTCGGGACCAACTTCCGAATCTTAGTGCGAGACCGAATTCTCCCAAGGTTGCTCACCATGTATCGAGGGTGCTTAGCTATTTGTTTCCAGACTTCTTTCATCGTTTTCGCAGCTCCTTCATCCATTCCCATGTTTCCCTCGCCCACTGTTCAACGATGCGGTACGGCGTTTCACCTTCGTTCGCGCGAAGCAGGATGTACGGGATTTTGAACTTCGTGCAGAACGCCGCCCACGCCTTCTGCTCATCGCTTTGTTTGGTTTTGACGTTCTTGAGCTCGATCTCGAATTCCATTGGATACGGATCGCGAAAGAGCCAGCCGTAAACATCACTTTGTCCACGGACGCCGGCCTTGAAGTGCCTCCCCTCGGTCTCGACATTGCCGACGTTCCGAATGAGGAAGCGCGCGTCGGTGATCGTTTCGGTACACCACGCGACGAAGTACGGACGCAGCTCCGTCTCCGTGGCTTTCTTCAGCTCGTAGAGGTGATCGCGCCAGGTCACTGGGGACCTCGGAGAAGTTCTCGAAGGGCGATCAAATGGCCTTTGTCGAACATGAGGTCCCAGCATTTCTTTCCCCAGAGCTTCATGTCGATGGCTGGAGTTTCGCGTTCGACTCGAATGAGCCAACTCAAAAGGGTTCGGTGAAGTCCTTGGGGAGAGTTGGAACCATCTTCCCAACGAGTGAGCGTGCGTTCGTTACAGCCGAGGAGAGCTGCGAACGAAGCTCGTTCGAGATCAAAAGACTTCCGCAGGTTTTTGATTTGAACAGGCGTCACGTGTCCCATTCCTTCATCGCGGCCTCAGCCATTTGAACGAGTCGGTCGTCGGTCGTCTGACCCTCTTCGGCGCGCCTTTTCGCGCGCCACTCTTCTTTGCGGGCGAGGCGAGATTGCCAGGTGGGGTCTTGATCGAAGATCAGCGATACTTCTTCGCTCCACGACCACGGAGGCCACGCGCCGTACTCGTCCTTGTACTTCGCCGACACGTAGCCGGGCTTGTATCCGTTCGCGCGTGCCTCGCGGAGCTTCTTCTCGAAAAATTCTCGCTTCTCACTCACCGGCTTTCGCTCGACGAGCGGAACATTGTGCTCTCTCGGTGGGGTGAACGGCTGCACGACGACGAACGAATGCTTGCAGTGTGGACACTCGCGCGCGTTCGATGGGATGTATGCGAAGCACTCTGGGCACGTTTTGAACTTGCTCTCCTTCGGATGCTTCGGGGGCGTGTCGAGCGACCATTCACGATCGATGTGGGGAGCGCGATGGCGATCGTAGTTACCGGCGTGATCGAGAATGAGGGGCGTGATCGGACGAAAACCTGGATGACAGAGCAAACTCGTACAAATCGTGCACGGCCCTTTTTCCGGATGTGTTTCGGGTGGGTGTCCGCATTCGCAGCACGGACGAAGCGGACGACCGCACATCTGCATGTAGAGGACGAGTGACTTCGTCGGGCGCGCGAGGATGATGCATTTCACGCTCGGTTGGTCCCAACCCTCCGTGAGAATCTGGCAGTTCGAGACGACGTCGAGCCTACCGTCTTCGAGCATCGCCAGAATTTCTCGACGAAGTCCTTCGGGCGTGTTGCCGTCTAGATGCGCGGCCTTTACGCCTTTCTCGTGGAACTTCTTTACGATCGACTGCGAGTGCTGGACGCCGGTCGCGAAGATGACGGTCTTTCGTCCGTCGTGAAGCTCGGCCCACCGATCGTAGATGCCGGCGACGAGCGCTTCACCGACCATAATCTCTTCGAGCTCGCCGATGTCGAAATCGCCACCCACGGTATGCACCTTCGAAAGATCAGGCGCTTGCATTGGAGGACACGAGAAGCAACGCGGCTCCGAGATAAAACCGTCCGTGATGCAGTGCGAGTACGATGCTGCGATCTCGAGCGCGTCGAATGGACCTCCGACGATTTTGCCAAGCGGTTTTCCATCTGCACGACATGGCGTCGCCGTGAGGCCGAAAATGATTGAGTCCGGGAACTTCTCAAAGATGTGCTTCTGGTAGCTCTCCGCTGCCGAGCGATGGCATTCATCGATGAAGATGATGTCGGGGATCCAAGGAAGCTCGCGGCGCGCAAGCGTCTGGATCGACGCTACTTGCACGGGCATGAGCGGAGCGGTTCGTTTATCGTCGGCGCGGATGACGCCGACCTCGGTGATACCCCAACGTTCGAGCTGCGCGACCGCTTGATCGATCAGCTCCAGGCGATGCGCGACAAAGAGAATCTTCGCGTTGAAGTTCTTACGCGCGGAGTGGATGATCGCGGAGGCGATAACGGTCTTTCCGCCGCCCGTGCACGCGCAAAGAATGATGCGCTTTCGTCCGGCGAGAATGTGGACGCGACCGTTGACGAGGGCGAAGTCCTGGTAAGGTCTCAGGAGAGGTGCTGCCATTTACTGCGTCCACTTTCTGTTGATCGCCCAGCACGCCGAACACTTTTCAATTCCTGGCCCAAGCGTCCTACACCCGCAGTGATCGCAGGTGTGACTCGTATCGATTTCTGGATATTTTCGTTCGCGTTCCTCGGCTTCGATGACTTCGATCGGCTTCACGGACTCGGCGAACGCGCGAGCTTTTTCTTCACTCGACGCGCGAACCCAATGACCGGGCTCAAGCTCGAACCAGAACTTTGGTTGTGCTTCTTCGATCGCATCTTCGAGGTCACGACGTTTCTTCCATTCGAGGTACTTTGCACGCATCGAGATGAAGAGACGTCGCATTGTTTCGGTCGGCTCGAAGCCACGACGATTTAGCGAACGCCAGTTGCCCTCCTTGGCGGCAAACTTCACGTACATGAGCTGCGTCTCTGCGCCCAACACCGAAGCGTCCACTTTTATCCCTTTTCAATTCCGTGCCCGGTCGGTGCCTTGTCGAGAGCGCCCGAAGGCGATCGGGCACCGGAGCCGGGGATTGGAATTTGATTCCCGCTGAACGAGCCAGGAGGATCCAACCTAACTCGCGCTTGCGAAAGTGGTCAAGACAATGCTAGACAAAATCATGGCCACGAAACAGACGAAGGACGTGCAGATCTTCTTTCGCACGACACGGCGTAACAAGAAGCGCATCGAAGATGCTGCACGTCAGAACGGGTTCGAGAATCCTTCCGCCTGGCTTCGACGAGTTGTTGATGAAGCGCTCGAACGTTCGAAAGTAAAAGCGCAGGCTGCTTAGAGTTGACTTTGTCAGACGCGACCTGTAGACCAGGTCGTGAAAGGGATCCAAACAACGTGCGGAACACTTTCCTCCGGGTGGAGCTCTCGCCCACCGACGAGAGCCATCTCGTTTGCATCGCGTGCGGGCGATTCAACTGCGATTTGGCGATCGTCGTGGGCGGGGGCAGCTTGGAGTCTCAGACTGGGCTTCACAAAAAGTGCGTCGCAACAGTGAAAGCGAAGGTTCGACGTGGGCTGGGCTGACTCGAAGCGAAAGAACATTGGGTATCGACGCGTAAGAGCGAACATGGAAGCTCGAATCGCTGGTCACGCCGGCATCAACATGTCGGCCAACGAATTCTACGAGTGGTTTGTGGCCGCTGAAAAACGAGCCGATGGTCGATGCGAATGTTGCGGTTCGAAGTTTCTCGAAAAGAAGAAAGAACCCGTCATCGATCATTGTCACTTGACTGGTGAACCTCGCGGCTTGCTTTGTGTGCGATGCAACACGATTGAAGGACTGATCACTCATCCAAATTCTGTTCCAGTCTTCGCTTACGTCGCGAAATGGAGAGAAAAATTGGCATCGAAGAAAATTGCTGCTCCGCCGCTGAAAGTGGAACCGCGTGGGGAGAGAAATGGCGCAGCGAAACTTTCATCAACCCAGGTTGAGCAAATTCGTCAGCTCCGAAAGTCGGGAGCGGTCTACCGAGAGTTAGCCCACCGTTTCGGAGTCGGTATCACGCAGATTTTTCGAATCGTACATGGTCAACATTGGACCAAGGATTGGGGTGCGGCGTGAAGAAGAAGCGAGAGACGAAGGCGCAGCGCATTCGACGCGAAGCTCGTGAAGCAGCAGAGCAGCAGGAGCGCGACGAATTCGAGGCGAGACATATAGCCGATCGCGAAGCGGCGGAACGAGCCGAGCGCGAACGCCGCGAGACCGACGAGCTGGTTCGGAAAGAACGCGAAGAGCGTCTAGCGAAAGAAAAAGCGCAGGACGAAAAGCTCGCGCAACTTCAGGTCGAGCTCGTCTCGCTGGAGAAGACGTACCTCGAAACAGTTCATCTCTTCGAGCTTGCGCAGATTGATCTCACCGCTCCTCCCGTGGGTTCGACGGGCAACGAACGGGAACGAGCGCTCAATCTGGCGCAACAGCTTCATCACATTCGCATGGTCGGCGCGGCTCGCATGCACGAATTCGAAGCGCTTTACGCCCAGGTCAAACACGATCGCAGCTCGTCTTCGCTCTGGGGATCGCCGTGGCTTGGCTATCTCCTCATCGGTGGCGTCGCCATGTACGCGTACTCGCTCTTCAAGAAAGCAATTCCGCGCGTGGAAAAGAAGTGAACCGCAAACAGCGGATCTCAAAGCTTGAAGAAAAGATCAAGCGGCCCGACGTCGATCCTTTCGTACGCCAGGACATGATCGAAGAGGCAACGCGTCTCATGCACGAAGAAAACGAAAACACGAACATCGTTGAAGTGACCATTCGCGTCGATCGCACGAAGGGGATCACACTCGATCACATTTGCGCGAAGTGTGGCGCCGAAGCGAAGAGCATTCCGGTCGGCTACGACAGCATGGAGTACGAGACGGGGAAAGTGGACTCCAACGTGTTCGTTATCCGAAGCGCGGTGCCACCGAAGGGCTGGGAACACTTTCAAATCCAGCATGCTTCTGGAAACGGAACGAAACACGTCGAGGTGTGTCCGGAGTGCATTCGAAAGTTCTTTCGGTACTTGGGAGAGGAGACATGACTACCCTCGAAGAGCACAAGGCGCGCATCGCAAAGATGAAAGCGGCTGAGCAGCGCGTTCGCGATTTCGTGGGAGCGCAGCGAAGCCCCACCGCTGGCGCTGAAGGGATCCGAATATCGGATGTCGCTCTCTTGCTCGATCGGATCGATGCATACGAGGCGAGCATCACATGGCACACGGACTGCCTCACATGTCCGAAGCTCTACGACCAGGTCTACGAGATGGATCAGCACACGATCCCGGCACTTCGATCGGAAATCACGCAAGCGTACGCGCAGGGTGCGGAAAATGAACGCGCTCGCATCGTAAAGATGCTGCGAGACGAAGTCGCGAAAGATGTCACGGCGAAAAAAACTCCGGGGTTTGCCGGCGCGATTGTCGAAGGTGTTATGGCGGTCGCGAAAGGAACGCTTCTCGGATTCGCCGATCGTATTGAAGCGGGGACGATATGAAACCCGAAGTCGAAGCGCTCATCGCGCGTGGGAACGTGACGCTCGCCGAGCTTCAAGAGCTTCGCTGCAACTCCGAGGAATGGCGATTGCTGGTCCCCGCGCTCGACAACAAAGCGTTCATCTACAAGCTCGAACATTGCATCGAAAACTGCGGTCGCAGAGCATTGGGAACCTACGACGAGGCACTTCAGGTTCTCTATGGTCCCGAAGCGGTAAAGCGTTTGAAGGCGCTAGAAGAATCGCTTTTGGCTTCGACTGCGACCACCGATAGCGACGCGTGGATCGATGCGAAGGACGAATGGAGCGAAGCGATTCACGAAGCGCATCCAACGCGTTCGGAGTCACACGAGCAGTACGCGACCGCGATGAAGATGGTGACCAACCGCTACAGTAAGGGCGCGATCGTCGCGCTCATCAACTGGCTTCTCGTTCGCAACGCCAAGCTCGATAAGGATTTGAAGGAGCATCGCGTCCACCTCGCGTTTGCCTCGCGCGAGAATTTGTTCGGCGTGAAGCCGGACGGGACGCCTTCGGAGGCGTCGCTCTACATCAAGAAGCTCGAAGTCTTCATCGAGCGAATGATTCCGGGGCTTGGTGAAATCGATCAGGGCGTTGCACGGAAAATGCTCGCAGAGATGAAGCCATGAGCGCTCGAAAGATCTGTACCTGCGACAACTGCGGCAAAGAAGAGCAAACGAAAGAGTCGTTTGACGTAGCTCCTCCGAAACCGTGGGACCTCATTTGTTTGTTCGGCGAGGCCAGGGGGTATCACGTGTGCTCGACCCGCTGCGCAATTCAATTCGCGGTCAAAAATCTCGAAGCGCTTCAGAAGCGAGAGCGTGAAGAGATCGAAAAACTTTCGGAGGACGATTCGTGAGCGCCGACACCGGAAAGCTCCGTCGCGAAGCCGCCGAAGAGCAGGCGAAGGAGAAGGGCTGCATCATCGTCGAGCCGAAGCCGAACGAGCTCTTCATTGACATCGATCGGCCCGAAGACTTTTCGTATTTCATAAATCAGATCAAACGAATCCAGCTTCGTTGGCCTTGCGCGTGGGTGCATCGTCCGTCGCCGAGCGGCACGGTGGGTCGCTACCACGTGTACGTGGCGTTCGAGAATCGCGAGCATATCGAGGGCGAGCTCAAGAAGCAGGGGTGGAAGCCGTGAACGTCGAAGAATTCATCGGACAGCTTCAGAGCGCGATCGGTCGCGCTCGCTGCGATCTCGTCGTTGCGGCAATGGCGATCAGAGGCGCGCAGACTGAATTGAAGGGCGCTGCCGATTTCATGCGGCTATTCGCGGCGGCGGAGCTGATTGACAAGACGCAAGGCGAACTGACGGCGCTCGCGGCAGAGATCGCAAAGAAAAAGGACGGAAGCGCGATGATGCCGTTTGAGAAACGCTTCGGGGATATTGCTGTCGAGCTTGGTAAAGAACTGTACCAATCGCGTGGCATCAACGAGAAATTCAAAGAAACGCTTACGACTCTCAGTGAGGGGACACATGCGTGGAAGATCGCGTGTGCTCTTCAGCAGGCGTACGACCTCGCGAATCAAGAGACGATCGGAGCGGTGCTCACATGAGCGACCACGCCGCAAGATTCTTCATCAGTCGTGGTCCGGACGCGTACGGTGTCGAAGGTGTTCGACTGGAATACGTCATTCGAGAAGGCTATAAGCCCGTTCCTCAAGAAGGCAGCGACCCACGCGATCCTCCGCGTCACGTGCGGATGATGATGCCAGGAACGCCGGCTGGTCTTCGTGCGGTCGCGAAGGCTCTCGAAGTTGCAGCCGACGAGATCGAAAAAATTCGCGCAGGTGAGCTCGCGGACACGTACCTGATTCGCGATATCGAATGGGAGGGCTACTAATGCTCCGCATCTCGTGTAACGAGTACCTCACGGACTGGCAGCTCAACGTCGAATACGCAGAGACGCAGCTCAAACGTGCGCTCAAGAAGCTCGATCGCATCATTGCCGTTCCAGGTACGCACTCGGTCGAGCGATCGCATCGAGATGAAATTAGGAAAGCGCTCGAACGTCTGGAGAACACGAAGTGAGGCTTTCGTGGGAAACCATCGCACGCTTCTGGTCGAAGGTCGCTGTCGGCACCAAAAAGGTGTGCTGGCCGTGGGTGGGATCAAAAGATCAACACGGCTACGGACAGATCAATGTGAAGGGAAGACCGATCAAGGCTTCTCGCGTTGCGCTTCTTCTTTCTGGAAAAAATCTTGGCAAATCGTGCGCACTTCATCGTTGCGATAACCCGGCTTGTTGCAACCCGAGGCATCTGTTCGTCGGAACTAAGGCTCAGAATTCACGCGACATGATTGCCAAGGGACGATCGATCGTAGGAACTAGGAACGCGCGTCATAAATTGACGGAAGAAGACGTTCGCACCATTCGAAGAGAATCGAAGAAAGGTCGAACGAACAAAGAGATCGCTCGCGGATTTTTGGTTCACCGAATGACGGTGTCGAGAATCGTTCGTGGGAAGAATTGGAGGCACGTATGAGCGAACCGCTTCCACTCCTTACCCATAGCGAAGTCCAGACTTTTCAAAGGTGCCCGCGAGAGCATTTTTATCGATACAAGCTTCGCCGTCGTCCGCGTTCGGAGTCGTACGCGCTTCGTTTCGGGAAGATGTTCGACGAAGCGCTCCAGGCGTGGTGGACGGCAGGACCACTCCACGGATGCGATTCCATGCTCGCGCGACTCGAAGAATTCGCGAAGGAGCAGAGGACTGATCGGTTCGACGTTGCGAAAGCTCGAGCTCTCCTCCTCGGGTATGACGCACGTTGGGTGAACGAGCCGTACGAAGTGATTCGCGTCCAACCGATGTTTCGGACCGCGATCGTCAACCCGCGGACCGGTCGTCCTTCGAAGGTGTATGAGCTTGGCGGTAAGCTCGACGTACTCGTTCGCGACGTTCGTACGCGCGAGATTTTGATCGTCGAGACGAAGACGACGTCGGACAAGATTGAACGCGAGTCGTCGTACTGGCGAACCATCACGGCACTCGATCCCCAGGTCTCGACCTACTTCAAGGGTGCGCGGAAAATTCTATCTGACGTTGGTTTGAAAGAAGAAGCCGTCCGGTGTGTCTACGATGTGGTTCACAAACCAAAGCTCCTCCCGCTCAAGGCAACGCCGCCGGAGTCGCAGAAGTTTCGTCAGAAGGACGGCGAGCTCTACTCGAACATGCGCAAGACCGACGAAACGCCGGACGAGTACGAGCAACGGGTCTCGGAAGACATCCTTGGCCAACCGCTCGGGACGGTTCCGCTCGTGATCGACGAAGAAAAAGCTCGCGATGCGTCGATGAAGTATTTCGCACGTGGTGATATTGTCCGTCTCGAACAAGACGAGCGCGAGCACGCTGACGATCTCTGGCAGACCGCTCAGATCATTCGCGACAACGAGCTTGCCAAGCGCGCACCGCGACATCGCGGCTCGTGCAAACGCTACGGCGGGATGTGCCCGTACTTCAGTGTGTGCTCGGGAACGGCGCGCATCGAAGAGTTTCCGATCGTCGAGGACAAACACGAGGAGCTGAAGGAGATTTAGGTCGATGGAATGGTGGGAAAAAATTGACAGAGACGAAGCTGAGCGAGCTCGCGAAGACCTCAACGAGATGCGCATCAGAACAGATGGGAATGACCGGGATCCTCAACGCGATTTCAGTGCACCTTTTGGCCAAGTGACAGTGCACTTCAAGCGGTTGCCTGACGCCTTGATCTCTTATCTCTGTCAATTTGAATTTGCCTTCGGTTGTGTTGCATGGCTCACACACGAACCGATTCTCGACGCTCTCAGTCGACTAAAACAAGCGACCATCATCGTTCAAAAAGAAGATTTTCTTCGCCCCGATGTGGGCGGGCCAAGCAAGTCGAAGCTCAGGGCGCTGTACGAGGCAGTTCGCGGTTCTAATCGCATGTTCTTTTCATCGCTGTCGCGCATGTCGTCCTCCGGCGATCCAGAAATGGACGGCGTTCGATGTGTTGGCATGGTCGATCCTGGTTCAAGGTCGGTTCCGAGGATGCACCACAAGTTCGTCGTGTTCTGCGATGCAGTTTTTTCGCTTAGCGCAGAAATGCCGCGTTACGTCGCAAAGGCCGTATGGACGGGGTCCTTCAACTGGACAAACAATGGTCGGCGGTCGCTCGAAAATGCTGTCTTCATTCGAGACGAAGGTGTCGCTGCTTCGTATCTGAAGGAGTTCGAGCAAGTTGCGTGTTTGAGCGAACCACTCGACTGGGAGAACGAATACGCAAATCCAGAATGGAGAGATGGAACGTGACGGAAGAAGACAAAGTGATGCCGCGCGACGCCGAAAAAGAGAACGAGATCGTCAACCGACACATGGGACGGATGATGACCGAGCTTCAGGAGAAGGGCTTCGAGCCAGAGGCCATGTTGGCGTTCGTGGTCTTTACGGGAAAAGAAGGCAAAAAGGTCGATTACAACCTTGCGACGATGATCGATCCGCTGAAGGTTCCGATTCCTTTCGATCAAGCGCGAACGGCGCTTATCGAGTTCGCTCACGACGAGCTCTGCATGATGATCGATGCGTCGGACGACGACGACGACGACGAAACACCGCCGCCTGAGGGCGAGCGTCACTAAAGATTTTTTTTTGAATTGTGAGTGAGTGAACCAGGAGAAAGAAAATGACCCAAACCGTCGACTACACCGCGATCCTCGCGACAGGATCGAAACAAAAAGCCAAGAGACCGCCCATTCTCCTCACCTACGGCGAGAAGAAGATCGGCAAGACCACCTTCGCCGCCGCGTTTCCAAAGCCCGCATTCATTTGCGGTGAAGATGGAGCGCATGGGATCGCCGACTTTCGGTTCCCGAACGAAGGTCACGTTACGACGTGGACCGAGCTGCTCAACTACACGCGCGCGCTCGCGTACGGAAACCACGACTTCAAAACGCTCGTTGGAGACACCCTTGGGCCGCTTTCCGCGGTCTGTCTCGATCACGTCGTCAACGAGTCAAAGAAGGGCTCGTGGGAAAAAATGGGCTGGGGCAAGGAAGAAGACCTCGTTCGCGAGTGGCGCGTTTGGATGTCGCTTCTCGAACACTGCCGTAACAAGCGCGGCATGACGATCGTTCTTCTCGCGCACGCGGTGCAAGCTGGCGTGAACGATTCGCAGCTCGGCGACAAATACTACATCTGGCAGGGCGACATGCATCGTGCTCTCTGGAACGCCACGAGCAACTGGGCGGACATCGTCCTCTACGCGGCGAAGGAGCGAGCCATCCACGATCCCGGCGAGAACATCCACACACGAGCGATCGTGAAGGAGAACCGCTGGCTCTACTCGTGCCAAACCGCCGAGAACAGCGGTTTCGAGGCTGGCGTACGCGGCGGATTTCGCCTACCGCCTATCGTTCGGCTTGATCACGTCTCGTTCACGCGCGAGCTCAACGAGACCGCGGAGAACGTGCGCACGCGCGTCATTGCGCTGGCGAAGTCTTTTCCCGCAACGGATGACGTCGTTACGAAGAACCTCCTTTTGTGGGCGACTCCAGCGAACCTCGCGACGTTCGGAGATGACATCGGCAAGCTCCGCGCGCTCGAAGCGCAGCTCACGGACGCGAAGGAAAAGCTGCCGAAGTGAGGCAGCGACGGATGTTTGTTTGTGTTTTGTGTTTGTGAACAAGGAGAAACGATCATGAAAGGTACATTCAGAGCAAAAGCAGTCATCGGCGTCGATCACGAAGGCAAGCCGATCAGCGGTCTTCGCACATCGAAGAAAGCAGGGACTCCGGAGTTCTTCATCCTCTTCGAGATCACCGAGGCGGGTGAGTCCAAAGGCAAGCGTGTTCCTTGGGATGGCTGGCTTACGGAGAGTACGGAAGCGCGCACGATCGAAGCGCTTCTCCTCTGCGGTCTCGAGGGAGACGATCTCTCGAACCCGGTCGGCATCAACAAGAACGAGGTGCTCATCGTCGTCGACGAAGAGGAATACAAGCAAGACGTCGAGAAGACCGACGAGACGACCGGTGCGACGATCATCGTCCAGGAAACCCGTCGTTCGAATCGCGTGCAGTGGGTAAATGATCCCGCGCGCAGCGCAAGCGTTCACAAGCCGATGGAGGTTCAGGAAGCGAAGCAGTTCGCCTCTCGCTTCGCCGGCTCAATCCTCGCAGCGCGTCAGCGCCGCAATCAACCGACTCCGACGCGCGCGCAGGCAGAGAGCTTCGACTTTGGAGCGAACGCACCCCCGACCGGACAGCCCGCGCCGCAACAAGCTGCGCCGCTTCCCGCAGCGCCGCCGGCTCCTCCTCCGCCGGAAGCGCAGCAACCGAGCCCCGCAGCCAAATACTGACGGGCCATGACCAAGCTCCAGCAGCGCATCTTCATCTGCATAGACGAATGGGCAGGTGTCGTTTTGTGCTGCTGGTGCTGGCATGCACATCCCGAGGTGTTCTGGCCCGTGTTTGTGTTCTGGGCGATCTGCATCTACGCGATCTCGTACCCACTCTATTGGTGGAAGAAAAAAGTTCGTCGCATGCGCGCCGTTCGTCGACCAATGATTCTTCGAGTACGCAAGCGCTCTGCTCAACCCTTTACCGAGAACTAGGAATGCCCACCGTGGAATCGATTCGCATCATCGACGTCGGTGACGACTTCAAGCAGTACGTGGCACGCGTGAGCGTGGAACGCTCCGAAACGATTTGCCATGACGATGTGCTTCCTCACTTCGAGGGAAGACAGTATCGCGCGCTCGGATGGATGGTGCTCCCTGCCGGTTCGGAATGGGGGAAGAACCAGCTCGGTCGAGAAGTGCGAACCGTTGAAGTCGGCGTTGTCCCAATCGAACCGGACGGCTCGTCGTTCATTCGGATGAGATTTTCAAGTTCGCTTATCGAACCGAAAAAGAAACGAAAGAGGAGGAAACGATGACCATCGTTGGAGAGCTCACCGCCGGAACGGCAGAGGGAAAGACGTCGAACGACAAGTGCCGAACATGCGGGGTGACCGGGCAACGGCTCACTCCCGCCGGCTACTGTTGGAATCCAACCGAATGCACGAAGCGTCGCATAGCGCGTGCCTCGGGCATTCAACATCTCCGCTACCCGTGCCTCGTGAGGCTTCGGAGGTACGGCTCGACGTACTACATCCGGGAGTTTGGTCCGAAGGTCTTGCCTCCACCGAATCCTCTACCGAAAGGGTTCACGCTCAAAGACTACGAAGCAAACCCGGAGCACAAATATTACGAAGCGATCGCGGAGGTCGAGGGACGAGTGCCGGGCGATGCGACGTCGTTTCAGGTTCGCGATGCAATCGCGCTCGCGAAAATGTTCAACGGAACCGTAGTGAACAAATAGGAGAAACCATGGGCACGAAGAGACCGGGAAAGAAGTCGAAGAAAGAAATCGCACGAGAGAAGCGTCTCGCGAAGCTGAAGAAAGCAGAGGTAAAACTCACACGCGAATCGAAGAAGATCGACAAGAGCCTCGATCGCGAACGAAGGACGAATCAGCGCGAGATCGACAAGCTCGACGATTGGATCTCGAAGCTCGAAAACAAACGCGACAACATCTTCGATAGCAAGCTTCCGTCGCAGAGAAAATTCGACAAGGTACAGGACAAGCTCCTCAAGCTTCGCAACACGATTCGCAGTCTCGAAGCTCCCAAGCCGCCCTCGGACGACGAAGTGCGTAGGCCCGATCGAGAAGCTGGCGACGAAGAGGAGTAATCGTGCGTCTCGCCCCCAAGCTCAAGATCCCGAACATCGCAACCGAGACCATCGGAATCATCGGTAAGCGCGGTTCGGGTAAGACCCACACCGGGATGCTCCTCGTCGAGGAGCTACTCGACGCAAAGGTGCAGACCATTGTCATCGATCCGACAGGCGGAGCCTGGGGGCTTCGTGCGGGGAGCAATGGAAAAAAGGAAGGCGGCTATCCGATTCCGATCTTCGGGGGTCTCCATGCGGATATGCCACTCGAGGAGCGTGGAGGTACCGTCCTCGCCGAGTACGTCGTCGAAAATCGTCTCTCGTGTGTGCTCGATCTCTCCGACTTCTCGAAGAGCGCGATGCGCCGGTTCGTTCGCGACTTCGCCGATAAGCTCTACCTCCTCAAGAACAAGCAACGAGAGCCTCTTCACATCGTCATCGATGAGTGCGATCTCTTCGTCCCGCAGCGCGTCGATTCTGCGGACATGCTTCCGCTCGTTGGGGCGATCAACGATTTCGTTCTGCGTGGTCGTACGCGCGGCATCGGTGTGACGCTCATTTCGCAGCGTCCTGCACGCATCGCGAAAGACGTGCTCACACAAATCGAGATCTTGATCGCGTTTCGCCTCACGGGACCGCAGGACATCAACGCATTCGGGGACTGGATCGAACACAACGGGACCAAAGAAGAGCAAAAGCAAGTGCTAGGAACGCTTTCGTCGCTCGAACGCGGCACGGGTTGGTTTTGGGCGCCAGGTCTCATGAACGGGATGCTCGAATGCGTTTCATTCCGTGAACGAAAGACGTTCGACTCCAGTCGGACGCCGGATGGGAAGAAGGTCAAGCCTCCCAAGACACTTGCTGACGTCGATCTTGGTGCGCTCTCTGCGCAGATGGCGGCGACCGTAGAACAAGCGAAAGCGAACGATCCGAAAGCATTGAAGGCAGAAGTCATGCGACTCAAAAAGGAGCTCGAGGCAGCGGGAAAATTCAAGAAGCTTCAACCCGATCCATCTCCCGCGCGTATCCCAAAGCGTATCGAGGTACCGGTTCTTACGAAGCGACAAGAAAAGAAACTCGAGAAGCAGGTCGACGCGTTGGTTGAAGCTTTGGGTTCGTCGCGCAAAGCAACCGAAGATGCGAAAGAGAAAACGCTCCGAGCCGAGGGTATGGCGCAGTCAGCGCTCGATGAGCTCAAGCGACTTCGCCAGCAGATGCAACATCTCGCTGTCGGAAAGATCGTTGTTCCGGCGATCGTCGTCGTACCAAAAGAAAAGAAGAGGGTTGCGTCGAGACCTCAGTCGAATGGGGATGCGTCGAAGGTTGAAGGAGAAGTGAAAGTTCCGCGGTCGTTCGTGGCTGCGGTCGCGCAGTTCGGAGAAAGCGGAGTGACGCGCTCGCAGATCACACAAATCACCGGGGCGAAGGGAAGCACACGCAACGCGTATTTCCAGCGCGGTCGGAATGCCGGCATCTTTGAGGAGGTCGGAGATCGCCACCGCATCACTCTGGAGGGCGTCGAATGGCTTGGCGATGACTACGAAGAGCTTCCGACCGGCGTAGCGCTGCTCGAACACTGGCTTCGCAAGCTTCCAGGACCCGAAGCAAAGTGTCTTCGCGTTCTCGCTGACGCGTATCCAAAGGACATGACGCGCGAAGAGATTGGGGAAGCGCTGGAGGAAGAGCGCTGGGCAACGTCTTCGCGCAATGCGTACATCCAGAGGCTCACACGACGCGAGCTCGCCGAAGAGACGTCTCGCGAGCGCGTGAAGATGGCAGAGATGCTTGCGGAGGACGCATGAAGACGATCGAAGAGCTCGAAGCAGCTCTGCGCGAGCGCGATCTGAGCTTACAGATCTTCAGTACGCAAAACGCATGCATCGTCGTGTGGCTATACGCAGCCGACGACCCCGAGCTTGGCGTGTTTCCAGGTGAAGGCGGAACACTCGTCGAAGCAATCGAAGAAGCGCTCGCGTGTTGGGATCAAAAGCGAAAGCCGAAAAACTAGGTGACCAGATGAAAAAGGAAGTCACGATTCTGACAGGTGATCCGACGATCGAGGTCATCGCCGAGATGTGCTTGTCGCATGAGGGCATCAACAACATGGTCGATTGGGTTCGCGATCATCGACCGGAGTGTTTACCGGACGGTGACAGCATCGATTGGTCGGTGCGCGGTGTGTCGAAGGATCCTCGACGGACGCTCTCGCTCTTTCCACATGCCGACAAAGTTTCTGACAACGAGCTGCTCGTCGAGCTGGCCGGTCGAAAGTGCTACGACTCGTTCGGACTCAAGGCCGGTCGCAAGTCGAACGCCGAGTACATCGCGCACACGCAGGAGATGGATCCCCCACATGCGTCGATTTTGTACCACGCGAAGATGAGCTTCTTCTTCGCTGGCATCTCGCGACGTGTGAGCCACGAGTTGATCCGAAACTACGTCGGCGCCGATCGCAGCGAAGAGGGGGCGCCGTCACAAGAGAGCACGCGGTTCACGCACCACTACGGGTTTTTCATCATGCCGCCACGCTATTTGCAGGCGCGTGAAACCCTGCCGATGGACGACTTTGGCCACCCGATGCGGGAACGCTTCGTTCATGCGATGCAGACTTCGTACGACTTTTATCTCAGCGCGGTTCAAGAGGAAGTCGACTCTTTTGCGGCGCGGTACGGAAAGCCGCCGACGAGCATGGACAAGAAACGCATCTACGAAGCGGCGTCGAGCTTCCTACCGCATCAGGCGGAGACGAGCTTCATCTGGACAACCAACCCCGCCGCCATCGCGAAGCTCGTCAAAGAGCGCGCGGGCGAAGCCGCTGATCTCGAGATGCAGCGCTTTGCGAAGAAGCTCCGGCGCATTTGCGTCGAGCGGTGGCCGAATCTATTTCCCGTTCCTTGGATGAAGGCGGAGGGTTGAGATGGCGGTCTGTAATTTTTGTCGGAACCCGGTGACGATCGTCGAAGCGCGAGACACTCGACTGATTCCCGCGTGGTGTCCCAACTGCGGTGCGTTCTCGGATGGAAAAGGACGAATGGAGCGCCCGAAAGCGTGGGAGCTTTGGAATACGATAGACCAACCAAAGCAGCGAATGCTTCGCGAGACGGTTCGCCGAATTCTCATGGCACCGCTCGCGTTCGACACGTGGACGCTCCAGGGATTCGGAATGTTCCGACTCTACTTGTCGAAATCGATGCGTCTTCACGTTTGGGACGATCGCTTCCGTACAGAGAGTGTCTCGACGATTCATTCGCATCCGTGGCACTTCCGTTCGACGGTCATCTCGGGGCGGATGACCGACGTGCTCTACGAGGTGAGCAACTTCGGATTCAAGACGCCTACGCACTCCAGGCAAAAGATCGTATGCGGTCCTGGCGGATGCGCGGTTGGAGAATCCGAATCCGTACTCGTCGAGAAGCTTCAGGAAGTCACCTTCGTTGAAGGCGATTCGTACAGCCTCACCGCGGATGCGTTCCACGAATCGAAGCCCGAGTCAGGAACGGTCACGATCATCGAGCGCGAGTTTCGTGAAGACACCGAACACGCGTACGTATGCTTCCCGCACGGAGAGAAGTGGGTGAGCGCCGAACCTCGTAAGGCGATCCCGAAAGAGATCGAAGCGATGGCGGAACGCGCGCTCGTGCGCATGAACGCGGGAGCGGATTATGGTTGAGCAAGAGTGTCACTGCGCCGAGATCATGAATCGCGATCCGACGCGGCACTTCCGCGGCTGCCCGCTTCGTGAGAAGTACCCGACGCACGAAGCCGAACAATGTGGCGGTACCTATCGATACCAGGCGTGGTCACCCTGGGTTCGTAGGCTTCAATGTGACAAGTGCGGAATATGGGCACTTGCTGGGCCCACCAAGGAAGGGGATCTCCACAACGACAGACCTGGCGTCCGCGAGCGCTCGCCGGAGACTGGCTCCGGCATCTTCGTTCGAATCAAACGCGGCGAATCGATCGTCGATCTAGAAGTCGAAGATCTCACCGACGAAGAAGCGAACGAATTCTTCGGGAGGATGACCAAAGAAGGTCAGACGCGATGGTGCACGAGGCTCGTTCAGATACTTCGAGAAAGGAAAAGCGATGGCGACCAAAAACAACCCCGGTAAGTTCGACTGCCACACGAAAGCAGACCCCGATGAGCCGCACTTCACGTTGCTCGGTCGCGATCCTACCGCGCCGTTCGTGGTTCTTTTCTGGATCCAGATGCGTACGGCGATGGGTCAACGAGGAGACGATCCGCAGATTCGTGAAGCGAACGAATGCGCGACGGCGCTCAAGGAGTGGGCGCGTAAGCTCGGCAAAGGCGAGAAAGTCGAGAAGGCACTCGAAGCATTTTCGGAGCTTCTCGGTCCATGAACGCGCCGGCTTGGGTGAGCTACGTCCTTCTGGGATTTGTCGTCGTGTACTTTATCGGGTGGGCGTACGACAAATTCCTCACCAAAAAAGTTGCGCGACTGACGGCGCAGCGCGATGCGCTCGTAGCTGCTCGACCGGCGAGTACCACGCCGCGAATCTCGAAACCGCCCGAACCGATCAACCGGAACGAATTTCTTCAGGCGCGCATCGCGTATCTCGCGTGGATGAAGGCTGGAATCGAATTCACCGTCGAGAAAGTTCAAGAGGTCACGGTCGACGGTGAGGTGCGAAAGATTCGCACGACGGAGAAGATCATCCGACCGGTAACACCGAAGGAGATGATCGAGTTCGTCAATATCCGGGACGAAGAGCACGTGTTCCAGCTTTTGGAAACCTGGAATCAAGCTCTTCAGAAGACCACGCAATGAAACGAAAGAAAAAATTCAGTCCGCAGGTGGAAGAAACCGTTCGCGACATGCTCGATCCCGTTCGGATGGGGGGAAAGCTAGTCAAAGCAACACGTAACAAGGTTCGCTACCGCTACGACGCCATCAATCCCGAGTTTTTGTTGATGATGGCGGAGATCGGCGCGTACGCTGACGAGAAGTACGAAGACTGCTTCCAGTATTCGTTGAGCGAGCTCACTGAGGATGCGGATCCGCTCAACCACGTGCTCAAGCACTACGTCGAGTACGTGACCGGCGTGCCGTACGATCACTTTGAGGGCGACCCGCGGCGTCACCTCGTGGCCATTGCCTACAACGCGATGATGAAATTCCTCTACCACACGAAATTCGGTTGGAGGAAACACCCATTCGTGATCGACGAAGCGCATCGATTGGTGCGCGAATGTGCTGGCGGACCACCGCGACACGGTTCTCCACAAGGTGTGAAAAAACTGAGGAGAAAGAGGAGGAAGTGATGCCGAGGTATGTGATGAAACTGGAAGCGGTCTTCGATGCGAAGGATGACGCTCAAGCTGCGATGCTCACGAAAAAGCTCGACGACACGCTCAAATCACCGAGCGCCAAGCTTTATTTCAGGGGTCAAGGGATCACTCTCATCGCCCACAAGGTCGATCCGACGCCGCAGAAGCAGGGGTAGTACACTCGGTGTAAGATGCCTCGAATGAATCCCGCCGCCGCCGAAGAAGCCCGTCGCCGTGGACGTCATTCCGTGCCCGAATTGTCTCTCAGTGACACGCGGCTCTCGACCTGGGAGGAGCGTGACCGAGCACACGTCGAGCTGATCAACGCGAAGAACGACGCGACCATCATTGAGTGGTGGGATGATCAAGTCGGCGAAGCGATTCAAGACGGCTTCCTCAATCCACGAAAGATGCACGAGAGCGCGTACGACTACGCGGTGCACATTGGACTGATCCGACGTCCGGGTGCGCGAGAGAATCCTCGTCGCGGTCCTCAGCCGGCATGGAGGCAACCGATTCCTTGGCGAATCGTTTCGAGTGATCAGATGCATCCATCAGAGCGTCCGAAAGACGGGAGCACGGTCTGGTACGCATACGGCCGCAGACCAAGTGATCGGAGCAGCGAGTATCACGGCCCGTTCAAGACGAAAGGCGAAGCAGAAGCTTTTGCGAATTCGCAGCCTGCGGTGCGTCCGAGCGTCTCGTTTGTTCGCGAGAACCCCGTCGAGGCGCGCGATCGAATCCAACAACGCGAGACGGTCGACTACCACGGCGAGAACATTCGACTCGAAAAATATCTCATGGACGACGGAACCACGTGGTGGTCGGCCATCGTTCGTGGAGGTCATTGGGGTGCGACCACACGTGGTGAGGCGTTGCGACAGGCGAAGTCGGGCGTCGATCGGTTGCTCCGCGAGAACCCAGTCCAGGCGCGCGATTTCCAACGCGGTGACGACGTGCAGCTTGCGCCTGGCGTTCTTCCAAGGCTTGCAAAGAAACTCAATCCCGGCGTCGTGATCTCCGTCGAAGGCGAAAAGATCACCGTTCTCTGGCGCGACGGCTCTAAAGGCAAGATGAAATCGGAGCATCTCATTCTCCACTCGGGACCGGAGACTCCTCCACTACTTCCTCCAGAGAGCGGGCCACGTGAAGCGCGCGACTTCAACAACATCGACGATGCGCTTCGCCATGAAGCTCATCGTGGAATGTTCTCAGCGACGCACTTCGTGAAGTATTGGGACGACAAAAAGAAATGGGTCGTTCGGACGTACACGCCGCGGGATGACGGCAGCTACACCGAGCGCGAGCTCTTTTACAAGAAGGGGCTCTATCACTGGCCAAACACTGGTAAGCGGGTGAGGAAGCTCCCGAGCAATGCCGAGGCTTTGTCTAAGTTGGATCCGCAACGAGGTGTTCCTGGTGGCATCTCGCGTGAAGCGAACGAATGCGGCTGCGAGCACGGATGTGGCGGGGCGGCCGAGGGACGCGAGCGAAAGGTCGTGACCGTAGAGATCGCGTACGACGAAGTCCGCCAAGAGTGGGAAGCGGTTGCGCGTGATCGTCACGGGTACTCGATCAACATCATTCGTGGTGAATCTGAAGATCAAGTACGAGCAAGCGCGCGACAGCACTGGCCACATGCAAAACACGTGGGTGAGAATCCCGTTGAGGTGACGGATGGAATTCCGTTCGTGAAGGTCGAGCGCAACGCGGATGACTTTCGAGAGATTCGCGAGGTCGCGCAACAAATCGGTCCGATCAAGAATTCACGCGACATCTACAACATGATGCATCCGTGGGCTTCGAAGCAGGACAAGGAGCACCTCTGCGCGATCCTGCTCGATATCCATTCCGACCTCCGCGGGGTCGCCATCGTTCACGTAGGTCAGCGCGATCGCGTTGCCGTCGATCCTGCTGACGTCCTCAAGCCGGCCATCGATCGCGGCGCGAAAGGGCTTGCGATCCTGCACAACCATCCGAGCGGCGGAGCGGATTTTTCGGATGCCGATGCCGACCTGACCAAAGCAATGAAAAATGCTTGCAAAGCCTCTGGAATCGCGTTCATCGACCACGTGGTGATGGGCGAAGGCGAGTTCTATTCGTTCGCCGACAAAAAGCTTCACAAGGTGCGTTCCCGGTAGAGTAAGCTCCCTTTTTGAAAGGGACCAACATGCCGGAAGAACAATCGAAGAAAGCTGACATTTGGGGACGGATCTGCGTGCGTGCGAACGTCGAGCGTCCAGAAGGCGAAGAGGGGTATCCGTCCAACGTGCCGCAGACGTTTTCGTTCGACTGGTTCAACTTCAAGCGAGAGCTTCAGAAGTTCCAGGTCGGAGAGACTTCACCGCTCAGCGCGGAGCACAAGATCGTGGCGATCTTCGAAGACGAAGTTTGCGCGCGAATCTACGGAGTTCCCGAGAAGCCGGCACCGGAACGTTTCCCGGTGAGGTGGACCGTCCAGAAAACGGCACCGACACATAGCCTCACGCGGTACCTCGACACGGATACCCTTTTCGATTCGCTTGCGGCCGATTTGGGTGGATACGCAGCCGAATTCGACGAGGTTCTCGACGAAGACGAAGAAGTAGAAAACGGTCAACCGACCACGGCGGTGGTCTCGCCTCCTAGCACATAGTAGTCTCGCGGCATGGGTACCCAGGTCACGCTCGTTTACACGGTCCAGGCGCTCGGGATCAGCTCGACCAAGATTCAGCCGTTCATTGCGAGCGCCCCCATCCCGCCAGACATTCTTCAGGCGCTCGGCCTGCGGATCATTTCGGACTCCATCACGATCCCTGCCGTGAATCCAATCGTGCGTACGATCGTGCTCGGCTTTGAGCCTTCAGTCGCCGCGCTCTTGAACCCGCCGACGATCACGAACACAAGTCGCATCCAGCAGGTAACCGTGGACGTTGCGAATCGCGGTCGTGATTTCATTCTTCCGCCGATCATTCGGGCGAACAACAACCAGCGCGAACCGCTCGCTCCCATCGTGAACGGAAACGTCGTTCCGAGGAGACCGACCCAACGTGATGCGCTCTTCAGGGCGTACATGGCTGCGTACGAAACTGCGCTCGACACCGGAGGGGCCGGATACACGGCCTCGACGACGAGGATCACGTGGCTTGGAGGCCTTCCGCCTGCGGGCTTCAACTTCGACACGCGTAAGGGTGGACGTGGCGGAGCGGTTCGCTACATCAACATCGCGGATCCAGGCGAGGGATATGACCCGGCAACAGCGATCCTCAACATTCAGGGTGGCGGTCCGGAAGGAAATTCGCCACCGATTCCTGCGCAGGGAATTCTTCAGCTCGACGCCCGAGGTCGCGTTCAGTCGATCACGATCGTCGATATGGGTCGCGTCTACGAATCGGTGCCGGATGTCTTCATTACGACGACGACCGGAATCGCTCCTCGCCGTCCTGCGAAACTCTTCGCCGTCATGGCCGAAGGTCTTCCTGCGCAAGGTGTCGTCACGGTTGGGGCTGGCCCTGGATTTCCCATCACGGCCATTACGGTCACCGATCCTGGTGACAACTACGTCACCGTTCCATCGATTCTCATTCGCGACACGGGCGTCGCTCCAGGAACCGGTGCAACAGCGCATGCACGGATGGGTCTCGGTCGCATCGACACGATCGCCGAAGGCGAAGGCTACTTTCCGGGAACGACGTTCACGATCACACCTCAGTTCGAGGAATTCTTTCCGCCCGTTACTGGAAATACGCAAGCGCAAGCAGAAGCGTTTTTTCAGTTCCTTCAGGGAACGATTCAGCAGATCGCGATCACGCCGGTCACGAGTGCGACACCTCTCGTCGCGTAAACGAATTTCAGAAAAGGGACCAACATGGACAATGAAACGCAAGATCCGGCAACGCCGGGTCAGGGACCAGATTGGGAACCGCCGCCGGAAGGAGCGAATGGTGTACCAGTTGAAACAGCACCGGTCGTTCCTCCTCCAACGCCTCCACCTCAAGAGAAAGAAAAAACACATCCCGCGGGCAGGCGTCGCGGTCCAACTCAAACGGGTGTTGGCGCTCCGAAAACTCCTGGAAGACCGAGCGGAAAAGCAGGAGCCATCCCTGATCGATTCGATGCGAGTGCAGACGGAGCTCCGAAGTGGACGAGCCGAGAAGTAGAAGTTCTTTGGCCCGAAGTTCTCGAATGGCTCGAGGCGCACGGACGATCTGCGTATGACGTCGTCGTCAACGTGATTCGAATCGATCCGCCGCCGCGTCAGAGCATTGGGTATGCGTTCGAGGCGAGCGCGGTCGTTGGCAACCAAGAGATGTCGCCGACAACGGCGATCAAACAGTACGTCGAGGACTACTACCACAACATCGCGCGCGGTCCGGCTCGCTACGAGCTCCAGTTCGTCTGGAAAGCGAACGGACAGTACATCGTCAACGGCTACATCTCGCTTCAGTCGCAAGGCGAGATCAACGCGCTTCGTCAAGCCCAGTGGCAACAGCGAATGGCGAGCCAGTACGGCCCGCAACCGGGCTTCGGCCAAATTCCCCGGCTCCCCGCTGCTCCTGGACAACCACCGCAGCAGCCGCAGCAACAGCAGCCGCAGCAACCTCCGCAACCTCCGGCTCCGTACGGCTACCAGCCCTACGGCTACCCACCTCAATACGGGTTTCCGCCGCCGCAGCAATCCGATCTCGAGAAGCGTCTCGCTGCGCTCGAAGAAGAGAATCGGCGGCTGAGGCAGCAACCGCAATCACCACAACCACAACATCGACCGGGTGTCGGAGCTCCTCCGGGTCAAACCCCGATCACGCAGATGACCGTCGAAGGTCTTGCGACCGCGATGATCGCTGCCGTCAAAGCAGCCGGTCTCGGCGCTCCACCAACGTCGTCAACGCAGATGGATCCGCTTACGGCGATGGATCAGGGTTTCAAGATTTTCGATCGCTACGTCGCGTTCGGTGAAAAGATGCGCGAACGATTTGCGGCCGAAGAGCCGGAAGAGACGACGACCGTTCCAATGCTTCCTGCACCGCCCGAGGTGAAGGAAGAGGACGATCTCCCGTACCAGATCACCGAGCTGCCCTCGGTGTGGGACGACGGAACCAAGGCGAAGCTCGTTCGCGACAAGGAAACGGGCAAGGTCGATCCGCTCGGGATGCTTCTCATGAATCCGCGTCCGTCGCAGAGGCTTATGGATGCGGGAGCTGCATGGCTCGAAGCTCAAGCCACCAAGCGTCGTGGTCTCGCCGGATCGCCCGAAGAAGAAGAGCAGACACCGCAATTTCAACAGCCGCCGCCGATGCAACAACTTCAACCGCAGCAACCACCGCAGCCTCCGCAAAATCCAGGGACGGGTTCAGGCGAAGGAGGTTGGGGAGGCTTCTGATCGTGACAATCTTTCACATCTGGCTTCTCGGGTTTACTGGATCAATGGGCCTCTGCGCGGCCGTGATCCGTCCCTGGAAACACCGCGCGACGACGGAAGAATTGGTCGAAGTAACGATCGGAGCGATGTTCGTTTCCGCGTTTTGGCCGCTCACTCTGATCGCGATCTTGGTGGCGGTGTCCGACCAGTGATATCGTTGCCGGATGACGAAGGGTGCAAAGAAGGCAGCGTGGATCGTTGGACTCCTCGCAGGTGCGGCTGGCATCGGCGGGGCGGTCTACTACGCCACTAGGCCGAAGCAGATCGTCTCTCCCCAAGGAACGAGACCACCGACAAGCGGTGATGGAGCCAAGCCAAACGTAACGACGATCTCTCCCACTGCTGTTCCGGGAGTCTACGCAGCGTTCGCTCCATACTCTCCAAACGTGTCGTGGGTCGATGAACACGGAAATCAGATCGGTGGCGGCGGAAGTAACGGTGGCGGCGGTGGTGTGATTTCAGCGACTCGGTCATGAAACTCGTCAGCGACGTCAAGAGGAGTGCGAAGCGCTTCTATCACAAGCACCCGAAGCTCACGGTTTACGGTGGCATCGGTGCTGGCGTTGCTCTCTTCGGCGGAATCGTCTACGCGGCGACAAGGCCAAAGAAAAAATCCGCGATCGAGAGCATGCTCGCCGTGAGCTCGACGTACGCACAAGTGTCCGTGCTTCGAGGAATCGAGATCGCAGCGCTTACGAAACGGCTGACGGCCATGGCGGATCTACTCGGGAATGGCACGCCGATTTTTCTTCAAGCCGATGCGTTTCGAAAAATCTTCACGCACGGCGGCGTAAAAGTGATCGATCTCATTCTGGCGGCCTTCTACAACAAAGAAAATAAATTCACGACCGACGAACTTGCGAGTCATTCGCATTGCCAGACGTTGGCCGCAGCGGTTGTTCAGCTCGGAAACGATTGGGCCTACCCGTTCTTCAACACGGTCTATCGCGGTCCTGACATCATCAAGACGTGTGGAGTCGATCTCCAATGCGACCCGCGAGACAAAGGAAAACAGATTCGCTACGCTGGGAACGCGATCGATCCTCACGCAGATCCAGGAGCATTCAACGCAGCGGTCGTCGCTTCGATGGAGGCCAGCATCAAAAAAGGACTGGACAGCGGAGACTTCGGAGGTGTGCTCACCGCGTTGAAGAAATACGGGATCACGTTGCCGTTTTCTCTTCCAGGTGATGTTTCTTCGCTCTTTATGTTCGCAATGCCCGCGTGGACGCGCGATCGGCTCGCACAATTTGCACGCGACCTCGCAAAGAAAAACGACAAAACGCTTCCGACGACCGACAGCGAAGGGAAACCTCTTCCGCAAAAATCGCTCACGATGCTCCACGCGTCTGTTGGCGGAATGATGATCGCGGGACTGATCGACATGTTCGAGTCGCACGACGAGAAGGTAAATCCATGCATCAAAGTGGTCGATGCTGGGATGGTCTTCGAGATGTTCATGGCCACGATCGGAACAGTGTTTTCCTTGGCTTTCGGCCCCGCACTCTCTGCGCTGAGCGTCGTTATAAAGATCGCCACCACCATCAACAAATTGGCCGAATTGTCGAAGTGACCCACCTCGTCGTATGCTGACGACATGCAGGCGCTCGTGCGGGCGCGTCGTGCGTGAAAGAGGGATGCCCGCGATGTGGGATTTCAAATCGTACAAGGTGACCTACCGCTATCCTGGGGAAAGCAGGTCGTCGTACTTTTACGTCCAAGCGAGGAACAAACGAGAAGCTCTGCGATGGCTTCCTCACGGTTCGCGTGGATCTGCAAGCCTTGATCGACGCGATTATTCTCGTCGCTACGTAAAACGTCGACGCGCACGCCGAAGAAGTGCACGCAGCAATCCGGTCATGAAAAAATCGACGCTCTACATCCTCGGTGGTCTCGGCGGTGCAGCCATCCTAGGGACGGGCCTCTACTTCGCGCTGCGTCCAAGTTCAGCGCAAATGGGTGGCGGTGGAAAAACTCTTCCACCAGGCGGAGGCGGAGGAGGCGGAACACCACCGCCCGCGCCGAATCCGCAAGCGTACGGTCAGCCGAACCAGCAGAATAACCAACAGCTCTTGAACGACGTTGCCGCATGGGTGAACGCGATGAAAGGGCTCCAGCTCTCTTCGGAGTTGATCAACGCGCTCTATAAGAGCGTTCAAGCCATCGCTTCGCAGATTGGGTTTCTGCTCCCAGCCAACCCGCTTCCGGTGTGGTGATGCGAAGAGCGCGAAGAAATCCGGTCGAGAGCACGGGGATGCAGCTCCTTATTGCCGGGGCAACAGCCGCGATAACAACGACCGTCGCCGTTCTCCTCACGAACTACCTTACGAAGAAATCGACGACCGAGGACATCGCGAGCGGAAAGCAACCGCTTCCTCCTGGATCGACGCCGACGACAACCGGTCCGCCTGGAAACGTCAAGCCGGTCGATACGACGCCACCACCGCAGCCGCCGCCGCAATTGCAACCCGTCAATCTTGCAAATGTTGCGAGTCAGCTCGCGCAGAATCTTTCCAACCCGAAAGCGAATCCGTGTCCTCCGGGATATCACTCCGTTCCTACGGGAATGCCGAACTTCCCGTATATGTGCATTCAGGACTGATCGATGAACACCTCCTCCGCTGGCGTTCCGTACCTTCGTGAGTCGTATCCGGACGGCGAGGAAGGGATCCAAAAGTCGCTGCACAAAATCTGCGAAAAGGTTCGGGAGGCTGCTCCCATGCCAATTTTTCGCAGCTTCGCGGGCAACATCCTTCGCCAAGCGATGTTTCCGCGAACGAACAAAGAGAAAGCGACCGCGCACTTCAACCATTGCAAACGAAGCATTGGGTACACGCACGATCCACCGGGCACGGAGTTGATCCAAGCCGCGCCGATCACGCTCTGCGTTGAAGGGGCCTTGGCGTGCATTCCGATCGAGGATTGCGATGGCTTCGTGACGGCACTCGCGTCGCTTTGCGCGGCGTCGGGACTCGAAGTTGAGATTGTTCGCCAGTTCTTCGGGTCGGAGCATCAACAGCACGTGATTTGCGAAGTGAAACTCGAAGATGGGAAATGGTTTCCACTCGATGCGACCACGCCGCGCTTCACGGCGGGTGAAAAGGCGAAGGCGTCGCGTGAGACACGCATGAACCCGTGGAAGGATCCGGCGTACGCGGGTCTTCAAGCCGAGTTCGTCGGAATCGGAGCACTACCGGTGCTTGGTCTTGGAAGTGACGGCCAGTACCATCAACTTCCGAGCGAGATGGTGCTCGGTCCGGATCCGCAAGAACAGGTTTGGTATAACGTCGGTCAGGGCGTCCAAGCCGCAGCACCGCAGCTCGCGAAGCCGATTCGCGGTCTCGTTCGTGGTCTCGGTGAGCTTGGCGATTTCTTTCCCGATCTGCCCTCACTTCCGAAGCTCACGAACAAGCAGGCGGCCGTGGTCGGCGGTGGTATCGTCGCTGCGTCGGCTCTCGCTGCCGTCGTCATTCGAAAGGTGAGAAGCCGATGACCCTCGTACGCTACGAAGATTTTCAGAAAGCACTTCGCATCGTGGGCCTTGGCGCACCCATCGACGACGTCACCGCAGCGCTCAAACTTCCTGCGTTTTCGCTCAATCCGTACGTACTCATCAAACAGTTTTGGGCACAAGTACAGGGCCGCTCGTGGGATCAGGCGTTCGCCTCCGCGAATGCAAGAGCCACCGCCAAAAAGTGGATCGCGAACGACAACCCTTCGAAGCAAGACTTCATCACGCTCATGGTCTCGAGTGCGATCAACGCGAAGCTCGCGAACGACAAAAATATCAGCGCTGGCGGCTCGGACAATCCGACAGATACGCTGGCTCGTACGCTTCAGATTATTGCGAAGCGACGCGGAATCAAAACGCCAACGCCGGCTGACGCCACGCAGATGAAAAACAACTCGACGGGAAACATCGAGGTGCTCATCCCCGTGATGATCGTTGCCGTCATCGCGCAGATGCTTGCGGTTACAGCGATCGCCATCGCTTTGATCTACTTCGCGTCGCTCGTCATCGACGACATTCTTTCGAAGATCGAATGTGATCGCGAGCTCATTCGATTGCATGCGGACTACAACAAAATCGTCGACTATCACATCCAGAATCCGAACGCGCCCTGGTCGAAGGAAGATTTGAAGGCGCGCGACGATCTTCTCGAAGCGCAGAAGTTCGTGGCTGGCGGATGCACTACGCCAAAGGCCGGGCCGGAGTTCCCGTGGGGTTGGTGGATGCTTGGCGGAACAGTCGTCACCGCGGGTGTTCTCGGCTTTGTGTACAAAGACGACATCAAAGCTTGGTGGGCGAGTCGTCGAGCGAAGTGAGGCTCCATGCTGATCTGCATGGGACGCAAGATCGAGATCAACCTACGCGCTCCGGGAATCGGTCTCGGTAGCGGGAGTAAGAGGGTCAAGCCGGCTCGCGACGCGGCGATGCTCTACGACGAGAGTGGTGAAGACTGGCCCACGTGCAGCTTGCTGATCGGTGAGTTCGATCGTGGAAAGACAGAGAGCGACGAAGGTTCAGATTATTTTGGTCGCAGCGCAACCGTGTTCGAAGGCGGAATCGATCTTCCGCCAGAAAATATTTCCACGTGGCACAAGCTCGGAGAGATCAACGAGATCTACTACGACCGAGCAGGCACAAAGCATCCGGGGTTCTTTCACCATAAATTCAACAAGGCGAAGAATCTCACGCAGCTTCTTCTCTATCCATTCAAGAGCCGAGCGTTCAAGAAACCCGCGGTGCTCTATTCCTTTTGGCGTCGAAAGACCTCGGAGCAGTTCTATCGGATCGAGCTGCCGGACGGATGCATCGTCGATGACCGCGGAATCGTGGTTCCGTGACCTTGTTGCGTAATCTCTCGATCTGCGCGTAGACTTCTCCCAAGCGTTACGTGCGGGTGACGTGGGAACACCGTCATGCCCGTCGACTATCGAGAGATTCTCTCGCGAGCGCGTTCCGAGCCAGAGCAGGCTGCTTCGAGGCGGGCGGTGGTCCTTCATGCAGACACCCCACGAAAACGAGGCAGAAAGATGGCGCGAAGAGGAAAACGACGCAGGCTGACTCCTGCGCAGATCAAGGCTGGTTTCGGCGGGAAAGCTGCAAAGCGTCGTGCCGGCAAACGCCGTCGCCGTCGTCATGCGAAAGAAGAGGGCTTGACGAAGCGCCGCCGTCGCGGTTCACTCAAGCGAAGAAAACGATCTCGCGTGCGGGCGAGACGCCGTTCTCATTCCAAGGAGACCGTGCACATGGCCCGCAAACGTCGCAAGGGTGGTCGTCGTCGTCGTCGTCAATCGCGTGAGGAAGCTCCGCGCCGCCGTCGCCGTCGTCGAGGTCGCGCACGTCGTTCTCGAGAAGCTCCGCGCCGCCGCCGTCGCCGCCGCTACGCGCGTGCAGCCGAAGCTCCGCGCCGCCGCCGTCGCCGTCGAGGTGGTCGTCGTCGTCGCGCGCGTGCGCGCGAGTTCCCGCGCCAGGTGCGTCGCACCCGTCGCGGACGTTTCACACGTCGCCGCGGAGGCAAGTCGCACGGCAAGCGCTACCGCACGCGCCTCGTCGGACACATCACGGGTGAGCGTCTCCGTCGCCGTCGTCACTCCCGTCGCGGAGCGATGGAGAACCCGGTCACTGGCTGGGAGCTCGTCGTCGGCCTCGTCACGGGCGCCATCGGTTACACCGCTGCCGACGTGATCGATCGTCTCGTGACGATGCGAGAACGCAAGGACGACAAAGGTCAAGCGCTCGCGATGCGCTTCATCGAAGCTCCGCTCATGGACGACTTCCTTCCGCGCGTTGGTGCGGGCGTCGCCGTGGCCGGAACACCGCTCGTCGTCGCGCAGTTCATTCGATCGCCGATGGGGCGCAGCGCGCTTCAGTTCTTCGGATTCGGCGCAGCCGTTCGTCTCGTCGGAAAAGCCGTCGACGATCTCGCGGCGTACCTCTTCAAGGACAGCGCATCCGACTCGACCGGGAAGAAGCTTTTCTCGGGAGAAATCGGACAGCGCACGGCGGTCGGTCTCGCCGGAGCCCCGTGCTCGACCTGCGGTCAGTACCCTGGCCTCGGCGGTTCTTGCGGATGTCGCAGCATGATTCCGTCCGGTCCTTCAACCGGGCCGAGCGTGATGCCGCAAATGCAACTTCCACAAGGCGGTCCGCATCCGACGATTCCACCGGGCGGAGGATATCCGCCCGTCGTGAATCAAGGCCCGTACACCCCGCCAGGCGGATTCGTGCCGCCTCCGGCGATTTCGCGTCAGCCACAAGTTCCGCCGGAACAAATGCCTCCGGGCATCATGGTTCCGACGACGCCACAAAGCCCTCCGGTTTCCGCGTACGCTCCGGTGGGAGTCCGTGGACTCGGCGACGTTTCGGGAGCAACGGACGTCCTACGCTCGCACGGAGAAGCCTACGTCGCGCTTCGAAAGAATCGCGAAGTGCTCGCTGCGCATGCGGCAGGACATGCGACACCGGATCAGCGCAAGTACGCCGATCAGCTCATCGCCAAGCATCGCGGCAGCTTCGCGACGCTCGGACAATTCCATCCGCAGGTTCTCGACAGCGCGGCGCGCGGTCTCGGACTCGTGGTGGAAGAGGACAACTCCTCGCTCCGGTTCCCCGGAACGTCGAGACACCGTCGCAACGACGAAGCGGCCGAGTAACCGCTTCGACATAGCGTGCCAGAGCCCCAACGGCGCAAGCCCGAGGGGCTGAGGCATTGAAAAAACCAAACTGCACCTCGTGACCCGGCTGCGGCAACCACGAGAGCAGAGGAGAACAGCATGGACACCGCACTTGCCAAACCGTCGACTCCGAAACACCCGTTCCGCCCGAAGTTCCGCCAAATCAAGCGGGAGATCGAGATCAAGAAAGTCGGCCTTGGCGAGCCGATCAGCATCGAGAAGGTCCGCTCTTACGAAGGCGGCGTGAAGAAGGGTCTTGGCGCGGTTGGCGTCACGAACCTCCTCAAGAGCTCGATGGACTGCGCGTCCTACGCGATGGACACGATCCATCAAACGCGCTGGACGCTCGTCGGCCCGATCACCGACCAGGCGATCGAGAAGAACTTCTCGAGCGAGATCGATCTCTTCGGAAATTCGAAGAGCGTCGAAGGTGTGGCATTCGTCGAATCGACGATGCCGCAGAACGGCGAGCTCAACACCCACATGCTCGCGTGCGCGATCGGATTTCACCTCGAACCCGAGCCGAAGTCGTGGTCGATTCTCGGCAACGCGTGGACGCACCCGGTCGTCGGCCAAGCGAAGCCGCCGAGCCCCGATGTCTTCACCGTCGCCGACATCGTGAACGGAGCCCTCGGTGACAATTTCGACGGTCAGACGCCGACGCAGTTCATGCGTCCTGCCATCCTTCAGTGGGGTGCGTGGGCCAACTACGTCGCGTGGCACCTCGTGCGCGCGTACGATCTCCGCTGGGCGATCGGCACGAAGTGGAACATCCTCGACGAAATCCTCCGTCACACGGCGTACATGCCGCCGAACGCTCAGGACGGCTCGTCGGGTCTCAGCGAGGACGCAGTTCTCGCCGAGATTCGTCGCACGAACGACTACTACGACTCGCTCGGAACGGCGTTCGACTTCCTCAAGATCGACTTCATCCGCGAGGGCGTGCTCACGGTCGGCGGCGTACCGGTCGGTGAATTCCGTCCGTCGCGCGCGTTCGAGCTCGCGCCCGTCACCTACGGCGGCATGGACCTCCGTCACATGCTCCGCGGCAACAGCGAGTTCCGAAAGCTCGATTTGCCGTACATCATCGGCGCAGGCATCCCGATCGGTCTCGTCCTCCAGCAGGTCGACGACACCCAGGGCGACATCATGCGCGACTACCTCTCGGTCACGCAGGGCCGTCAGGGCAACGGCGTGATTCCTCCGTTCATCGTCGACGCGACGAACATCAACTTCGGCGGAACGGTCAGCGGCTCGCCGGTCATGCTCGAGCAATCGCTCGACGTGCCGCCCGCGGCGATCGTCAACTACTCGCAGGCGGTCTTCGCGGAGCGCGCCTTCTACAAGATGGGCGACCTCAAGCTCTCGATGCTCGTCAAGGGCCGCGAGCTCGACGGCGACCTCATGACGTTCCTCCGCAACAACGCGGACGCGCGCGATGCACTCTGCTCGGAGTGCGAGTGCGGCTTCGTCAACATCTAACGCTGACGCGGCGAAAGCCGCGCTAGCTACGCCAAGCCCCGACGCCGAAAGGCCGAGGGGCTGAGGCGTCGAGAGACCCCATGAATGACGAGCTCAAGAAGGGATTCGGCGACTGCGCCGGGGCATGCGGGATCGATCACTGGCTGAGGGACATCTACCGATTTCTCTCACTCGGGTATCCGCGACTCGCACTCGCGCGCGCGCAGGGCATTCCGTTCGTGCCCTACTACATCAACGTCCGTACGACGTTCGACAACCCGGATCGCAATCTGAATCCGGAAGTCGGAAGCGACGTGAAGATCGTCGCGGACACGATCATCGAGGAGATCGAGTACACGATCACACGCGACCGCACGCCGCAGAACGTGCTTCAACCGCAGAGCGACTTCTTCTTTTCGCTCCAAAGCGGCATCGAAGCGAAGATCAACGTCGTCGGCATGCCGCGGCCGTCGATCGCATCGAAGTTCACGCCACTCTCGACGCTCGCGAAAGCCGCCGGAACGCCAGGACCCGGATTTCCAAACGGCATCTGGGTGATGACGTACCAACAGCAGCTCCAGGTCGATTTTCTCGCGCGTGTCCAGCTCCCGGACTTCCCAATCACGGTCGTGATGACGTTCAAAACGCTTACGCCCGACACGGACAAGTTCGACGGCGTCAACATCACGGATCGCGAAGCGCTGCTTCGACTTCGTGATATGTGCGGAATCCAGATTCCGGACTGCTACATCACGGCGTGCAAGTCGTAGGAGGCTGAATGGGCGCAGTCGCTCACCTCCGACGATATCCAAGCCTGGTGATTCCAAGACGCCGAGTCGAGCTCGTCTCGACCGGCATCGACGAAGCATTGCAGGGTCTCGCTGGCGATCCGTACGGCGGAACGTCATCGATTGGCCTTCGTGTGCCTGCGCTCGTCACCCACGGTCCGACGAACCGTTTCCTCTTTTTGCTCTGCACGGCGAATTTTCCGGAAGCGTGCAACGTTTGGCTTCGCGGATTTCGCATGGGCTGGTCGCTCGGTACCAGGCTCGACGTGACAGGACCTCCTGCGGGACCGCGCGTCGTCGAGCAGTGGGTAACAACGCCGAATTTCAAGCTGCCGGACGGAAATATCTCGTGGCACATGCGCCTAATGGGGAAGAACGAACCGTATGGTCGTCCGCCACTTCAAGAGCAAAGGATGGATCCGCTTACCGGCGGAAATCAGCAGAACCTCGCGTTCCGCGATTCCGCTGGACCTGGATTGCTCTTCAATACCGTTGCGACACCAACGCCGTTTTACGTGCAGCTCACGGCGTACACGCCTCCGCTCGGAGGAAAACCACCAGGTGAGGGCGTAACGGGTGAGCTCGATACGTTCTACGATCTCAAAACGCGCTGGGACGATGCGCACGACTGGAACGCACTCGACATTCGTCTTCAGGGACCGTGCCGAATCGCGTTCTACGCGAGCGTGCAGCAAACGAATCCTGATTCGCAAGAAGGCCGTGTTCGAATTCCCGCACCGAATCCGTTTTTTGAAGGCGGCCTCTCGCCCGAAGAACAATTTCTTCTCAATTTCCCAACCGCCATCATCTGGCGTGTGGCAGGAGCGTTGGTCTTCGAGATCGACGACCCCGAAGAATGAACGCGCAAGACCTCGAGCTCGTAAGTGCGATCATCGGACTCGGCGCTCCACCTATGGGCGGTGGGGGACACCCGCATGGTGGATTTCATCATACAGTTTCCCACGGGGGTAGATTTCGTCGCTTCCGCGGTGGCGGGCCGTGGTTCGATTGGCCCTGGTTTTGGGGTCCTAACGTTTACGTCGAGCCGGCATCGTGTTCGTGGATGCCTCCCGCGGGTCCGGTTCCTTCCGACGTCGTTGCCACGCTCTCGAAGCTTCCTTTCCAAGCTGGATGGCGTGCAGCATTCGTAGGCGGTGGATGGTGGGGTGAGCGAGCTTCGCCGCATGCGTACTTCGTTTGCGTCGTCGCGGCCAGTTTCATCACGGGTCTTTACGGTGTCGCTGGGCTCGGAGACATCGAATCGTTTCGTCCGTCATCGGCTGGAGCCCCTGGTGGGATCTATCCCTACTACATGCCAAGCAGCGAACGAATGGGACCGGTGTGGCCAGTTGGCTCGCCGGAACACGGTGCCTCGCAGATGGGTCCCGTCAATCCGGTTTCGTCGCCAGGCGCGCGGGTCGGCATCTATCCGTACTACCGCCCGTCAAAGCGCGGACTCGGGATGGAATACGACGAACATCCGACGCCGGGGAACTACCACATCAAAGGTACCGGGGTGATTCTTCGTGCGAAGCCGGAGTACGAGTCCACCGCGATCGCAACGCTTCAGAACGGCGAAAATGTGTACGTCTTCGGTGATGTCGAGACCGATCCCAAGTGGATGGTCAAGCAAGACGAAACCGTAGCTCCGAACAATGATCCGAATTTTGCCGGAATCGATTACGTGCGCGTCGGAACGCAGACACACGGAGCTGGCTGGGTCGCGCAGTTGTATGTTGAACCGGGTGCTGGAACGCAGATCAAACAGCCGCAGCCGCAACCATCTCCGTCTCCGACCCCGATGACTCCTCCGCAGGGAATGAGCACCACAAGCAAGGTGCTGCTCGGCACTGCCATCGCAGCTACGATCGGAGGAGGAGGCTTTCTCGTTTGGAAGGCCCTCAAGGAATCTCGACCGCGCCATCTCGCGCCTGCATAAAGGACAGAACATGGACACGCAACTCGTCAAACACGAAGAAGTTCAACTCGCCGCTGGTCTCGGGGCGTGGTTCGGGTCCGTCTACGAGGGTCTCGGCATTCTCGGGGATCCAAATCTTCGCGAAAAAGTTCCTGCCGGCACGTACGAGATCACGGGGACGCAGGTGGCGCTTCGTCAAACAGCGAACGGAGCCGAGATCGGTCGCTTCAACAACAGATACGGCGCGAACAACAACGTCGTCGTCGAACCGGTCGATACGGTCGATACGGACGCGCAAATGGTTTACAACGCCGGTGGCCACAACTGGGCACACGTCAAAGTCTTGAGCGGTGAGCTTTCCGGCAAAGAAGGCTACGTCGCGACCGACTACCTCGGTGGCGTCGGCTACACGAAGTCACACAACGGAACGGGTCCTGTTCAAGGCGGTGGCGGCGGAATCACTCCCGTGTCCGTTCCACCGACCGGGACGACCACGGAGTCTGATTACACGCCGTGGATTCTCGGCGGCGCGGCGGTGCTCGGACTTGGCATCATCGGGTGGGCCGTCCTTGCGAAACCAAAAAAGGGCGGAGCTCGCCACCGTCGACGCCGGCACGCGTGACGTCATGACACCCGAAACAAAAAAGTGGGCGTGGCTCGCTGCTGCGGGAGTGGCGGGAGTTGCCGCAGGAGCGATCGTCTTCTGGCCGAAAAAAGCAGCGGCCCAAGGCGTTCCAATCGCGTTTCTTCCATCCAAAGCGCAGCCGAAGTCAGTCAACCTCAATGCACCGCTTCTTCTTCATGACGGAGACAACGGGGCGTTTCTCCTTCGACCGACAGCGGACTTTTTGTGGATCAAAATCCCTCCCGAGATCGTTGCTCGGAATGATATCGGCGATAACGAAATGTTTACGGGTGACTTTGCAATGCTTTGGGAAAAAAGAGAGCTCGGGCAGCTCTATCTAATGATCCCTCCAGGAACGGATCCGGGATCCCGCGGTGCTCTCACTCTCAGCGTCGGCACGAAAGACCAGGTCATCTGGCAAGCTCTTGTCACGCTCGTCGCGGCGTGACATTGGGCCGCGATCGTGTAGTCTCTCCTGCATGGAACGTCGCAACTTCATCGTCGCCGGACTCTTGGCGATCGTGTACGCGATCTTCCCCTTCCTGCGTCCGAAGCCTGCGCTGTACGGCGGCATGGACCTCCGTCACATGCTCCGCGGCAACTCCGAGTTTCGAACGCTCGAGGTCCCCTACTTGATCGAAGAAGGCGTGCCGATTGGTCTTCTCCACCGTGATCAGGTGGAAATGAGCGAACCGATCTGTTTCGCGCGCGAAGGAAACGATTGGTTTCGCGAAGAACCCGCGGGACCAGGCGAAATCAAATACACCGAGCGGCTGACCACCGGGACGACAGGTGGCACACGGGTGACGCCCGTCAGCTAAGCGCGAGGGCGCAATACGACGGTCGTAGGCCGGTCTTCCAAACCGTGCAGTGTGAGTTCGAATCTCACCGCCCTCTCCGCGCTCGGGTAACTCAATTGGCAGAGCCCCCGTTTCGTAAGCGGAACCATGTCGGTTCGAATCCGGCCCCGAGCTCTAGAGAAGCTTCGCGTGCGCGCCGACAAGTCGATCCGGAAACTCCCAGGAACGCACACGCGAAGCACATAGAACGTACCACGGGGTCGCGTGCTATTCTCTTCCCATGGGCTGGAAAAGAGCAATCGCACTCTCGAAACGTGAACCGTTTCCGTACCCGATCGCGCAGACGCAGAAGCTTTGGGAGCTGACGTTCCCACACGAGCCGAACGACTCGCTGCCGACGAACGTCGCGCTCAACCCGAACACGAACCTTCCGCCCACACCGCAGCCGCCTGCATCGTTCGCGCAGCCGTGGACGGGCAAAACGGTTCCGATTCCCGTGCCGCCGCCGGTTCCGCCGGGTGGCGGACCGATTCCGTAAAAAAGAGTGAGCCCGGAAGGGAATGATCCTTCAACCTCCGCTTCCGTAGAGCGGCGCTCTATCCAATTGAGCTACGAGCCCGAGAGCTATTTCTTCGATCGACGACGACGACGACGACGGCGTTCGTAACGTGGTTCGAACGGTCCGCTCATAAGAACGACCTCACGTTCTTCAGTGAGGTTCCCCACGATTTCTACACGTGTGATGCCGGGAAAATCGACGAGCGTATTGGCCGCTTCACGAGCTTCTTTATATGTTTTGAAACTCCAGCCGTGATCTCGTTCTCCGTCGCCAAACATCATGCCGCTGCCGTCGCTTGAACGGCCGACAATTTTGAAAAGAGCGCGATCGTACGCCTGATTGAAACCGCCGTAGTAGGCGTTGACGTTCCACGGAAGAAGCTGTTGGGCAGCTTTTTTGCGCTCCATAAAGCGCTTCTTTTCCACGTCGATGCGACGAATGCGATGGAAGCGATGTCGACGAGCCATATTTTTGATCCCTTTTGCTTACTCTACCTATACCTTGATCGTTTCGGGCCTGGTAGAGTAAGTTTCGCGCGTGGGAAAACGCACCGGTTTTGCCAGAATGGACGCTGAAACACTCCGCGAGACAGCTCGGCAGGGTGGTCTGGCTGCGGCTCGCTCGAAGAAGAGACCTCACCGTTTCACACCCGAAGAGGCTGCGCGAGCGGCGCGGATCGGTCACAAAAAGAACCCCGGTTCGCGAAATCCTCGCGGACGGAAGCCAACGAAGAGAAAGCGCGGGTACGAATGGATCTGGGACAAAGCGAAACAGGAATGGGTTCTCGTGGAGAAGAAAGAAAAGTGACCGAAGAACGAAAGGTGAATTTTCGGACGCTCCACGACTGCGTGCTCGTCAAGCGCGACGAGATCCAGAAAAAGATCGGACTCATCCACATCCCCGACTCCGCGCAAATCCCGACGTCCGAAGGTGAAGTTGTCTCGGTGGGGACCGAGTTCGTTCTCGACGTGAAGACGGACGATCGCGTCATGTTCGTTCGCTCTGCCGGCAAAGTGGTGAAGCTCGAGGAGGGCGAGTTCTTGCTCCTCGAAGAATTCGACATCCACGGCGTGCTCGAGAACGGTACGCTTCGACCGATCGGCAACAAAGTGCTGCTTCTTCCCGATCCCCCCGAGGAAAAGGTGGGCAGCATCGTGATCCCGAAGAGCTACCAAAAGGAGCGCCAGCAAAAAGAGGCCCTTGTCTCTGGCACGATCGTGGCTATGGGTCCTGGCATGCGACAGAAGGGCGGAAAACGGTGGCCGATGCCAGACGTCGTTATCGGGCAACGTGTCCTCTACTTCCACAACTACTCGCCAGAGATCACCATCGGCGGCGAAGCTCATGTCGTCGTCGCAGACGATCAGCTTCGCGCCGCGATCGAAGAGGACTGATGGCTCACTGGCAGCTTTTCATCATCGTCTCGTCGCTCATCTACATGACGATCGCGTGCGGCGCGTACGCGTACCTCATCTGGAAGATCACACCGATGCTGCCGTTTCTCGGAGCGATTCCAGCCTTTCACGGCGTGAAGGAACCTGCGAAGTTCCTAAAGCTGGTGGCTCTCACCGTTTCGTTTGGATGGCCGGTGCTCCTTGCGGTGTACGGTTACACGACGCTTATCCAAAAAATGGGCAAACTCGCCGGGATCAACTGGAAAGATCTCATCGACATCGAAGCGATCAAGTCCGCGGCCGATGCTGGTCCAGCCAAAATGGTGAACTTCGTCGTCGACCAAGGTGTGGCCGTTTTCGCCGACAACATCGACAGGATCGAGGTCGAGATTTCCTTCAAAAAGAGGCAAGGCGGATCGAACTTTCACGTCTTCAGCTTCGAGACGAAGGAAAAAATCGAGCGCATTCTCTCTGAGAAGCAGCCTATCGGCGAAGTCCTTCAGGACTTTCTTCGCATGATCGTTTTCGGATCGACCATGGAGAAGCAAGCTCCGCAGACAGGTGAGATCGACGCCGAGTTTGAGCCCAACGATCAGGGACCAAAGTGATGCCGCGGAAAGAACCAATGCATCCGGCCGCGCAGTTCATCCTCCGAGGACTCGGACGCGTTGCAACGAAGGCCGTAGACCATGCGACCGCAAGTGTCGCCGAAGACATCCGCGACTTCGCTTCCGAGATCGGTCAGCGTGCGCAGCGCGTGATCGATCGCGCTCGGTGCAGGTGCACTTGTGCCAAGTGCTACATCGCACGGGAACACCGGACGGAACACTGCGAAGAATGCACCAAGGAAAGGTCAATATGAAAGGTTCACACACACGACGCGTTACTCCTCGGCCGGCGTCGCCGAGCTGCCCCAGGCATCCGGGACAACCGGTTGCACGAAACGGCATGTGCAACACGTGCCTCGCGCTCGCTGACATGGGTCAGGAACTTCCACCCATCCCTGCCGTTCCCGAACCGCCAAAGGACAAAGCCCGATGATTTTCATTACAACGCTTCCGGTTTGGTTCATGATCATCGGACTCATTCTGATGCGTTGGCAGAAAGTGAAGGACTGGGCTGGAGTCGGCCAGATTCGGCCGGTAAAACGGTCGCGCTCATCAAATAGTCCGGCTATTCTTGGCCGATGGAGCGCGGCCAACGAATTGCCCTTGCTGCTGGAGGCGGACTCGTCCTCGCAAGCGTAGGTGGATTCTTCCTGCGATGGCGAAGCTCAAAGAAAGAGCTTCCGCCGCCGCAAGACCTCAAACCACCGTATGGATGGCAACCCGGCTTTCCGCTCTCCCTTCCGCCGGGGTCGTACTACGCGGGCACGACACCGAATTTCGACGAATCGGATTTCGGTGGAGGGTGGGTTCTTCGCGATGTTCGCGGAATTCGTCCCGCCAATCTCGATCCGGACAGGGACGCTCATATCGGCATGACCGCTTCGCTCGTGTTCACGTACGGAGACAAAGGGATCCCGAAGGTCTTCAACGTGAAGATTCTCGGGATCGGCGGAGACGACTACCAAGGGCAATGGGCGACGAAACCGCCCGATGGCTCTGGCGTGCAGCTTCCTGAGTTCCGCGGAGCGCACATCTTCACGCTTCACAAATAGTTGGTCAGGACCTCCGTGGTAGAGTAGTCTCTTCACACGGCCCGGCAGGTCGGTGCCTACACGCAAGCTGGACTTGTACTCCAGTGGTCTACGGAACCACCTTTTTGCGCACCTGCCACTCGGGCCGAATTTTTCATGACCCGCGATGATCTTATGGAAGGTGAAGGCAGTTTCATGCGTGGTCCGCCGAGCGCTCCGAATGCAATTCGCATTTCTTTGTCGATGACAGATCGAGATGTTGTCTCGCGCGTCGCAGCGTTGTGGGAATTGCAGTATCTCTCGATCAAACGCAACGGTCCCTCGTATTACAAACGCTGCTACCAGCTCATTCTGCGAGGTCTTCGTGCCGCCGTACTCATGAAGCGTTTGCGCCCTCTGATGGGCGAACGTCGACAAGGACAGATTGATCGCGCACTTCGTAGCTTCATTCCTCGCAGAGCTGGAGACAACACGCGCAAGCTCAAGCCCAAACAAGTTCGGACGCTGCGTAAACGCATGGCTTCAGAATCTCTCTTGAGGTTGTCCAAAGAGTTCGGAGTTTCACGTGTGACCCTCCGTCGAATCCGTGACGGACAGATCTGGAAAGAGGTCGCGTGATGAACAAATTTCCCGAAGTGTTTGTATCGCGCATCATCACGACGCGCGATTGTCCGTGGGCGGTCAACGTTCTCGTTCCGACGCCCGAAGGCGAGCACGGTGTCACATCTCGAGTCGTCGCACGGTTTGCTGAGAAAGAAGACGCAGAAGCCTACCTAGGAGTGGTGATGGAAAACGAGCCGATTCTCCAATTTTTCGCCTACGAACATCTTCCGTCGCACCTTCAGGAGGTTTCGCGGCCGTTCCACGCCATGGCGTATCATCTCGTCGAGAAGCTTCCACGTAATCCCGAGCGCACCGTCGCGCTCCGCAAGCTTCTCGAATCGAAGGACGCAGCCGTACGCGCGATGCTCTTCAAAGAACAAGGGCAAGGTGGAGGATGAGTCGAGGTCCGTCACACGAGGAGTACACGTTGCTGTCATCGGCCCTAATCGCCGGTTCGATCGCTGCGCATACAACGGGCGGCAATCCTCAACAAATCGCCAAGCATTCGGTCGATCTTGCTCGATGCCTAGCTACCGAGCTCGGACTCAAAACCGAAGCCCAGCTCGACGCCGAATACAAGGCGCGATCCGGTGGCTGAATCCACCTTCGCTCCGTCGTGGCGGTACAACCCGCTGAAGCACGAGCTTCAGTTCTGGCTATCGCCAACGCAAGCCGTAGCGTTTCAAGAGTCGCTCTTGAAAGAGCTAGAGAAGCTTCCGCTCACACCGCCAATGATGTTCGCGGAAGTGATGCAGTTCGTGTCCCAGGGCCACATCGGAGCGATCGGCGGATGGCGAAACTGCAATCACCAGAATTTGCTCAAGCTTCCACCTTCGACTAGATGAAGTAATGCGGATGGGCGGCTGAGAGTCGCGTCGGTTTCATACTCCGAAAAAGCGCCGTGCAAATCGGCGATCCGCAACAAAGAAAGGAACGAAATGGCAGCACCCCTTCTTTGGAACCCGAAACTCGGCGATCTTCCTCAAGTCCGAAGGCTTGCGAAGCGAGAGATCTCCGACGAAGACGTCGAATGGTGGAGCGAACGCGTGCGTTTTTACACTCGCGGGAGCCATTCGATCGTCAGTGCGATGGAGCAAGCAACCCACGACCTCAAACAGAAGCAAGACCATGAATCCCCGAACGCGAAGACTCCGCCGCCATCGTCGAAACGCTCGAAAGCGTGAAGCAAGAGGGTTGGTGCTCGTACGCGATCTGCGTACCGGCAAGCAGTTCGTCGCAAAGATGGCTACGGACTTCCCTTCGTACCTAATCCGCATCCATGCAACGTTCGACGCATGATCGAGACACCTCGAACGCTGATCTCGACGCCGATCCACGACTTCGTGCATCCGGAGTTCAAGCGATCTCTCGGTCGCACGCTCCAGATTTCGCGGCGTATCAAATACGATGAGCTTGTGGGTATCAGCCACGTCGAGTTCGCTCGCGCAACGCTCGTCGGTCGCTTTCTCCTCAGCGACTACGAAGTGATGCTTTGTATCGACGGCGACATGTCGTGGCAAACCAAGGACATCGAAGCCGTCCTCGAACCGATCGCCGCCGGCAAGGCGCACGTTGTGGCTGGGCTTTACATGACCAAAAACGAACCGATCACACCGACGTTCGAATTTTTGTCGCACGACGTCGACAAAGAAACCGGTTATGTCGGTCCAACACTCGAGATCAACGGTCACGGCTACTTCAGGATCGCGGTAGCGGGCGCGGGATTCTTCGCGATGACGCGTCACGCGATCGAAGAAGCATCAAAGCTCGTCGAATCCTATTGTCCCATTGGAAGGATGTCCGTTACGGGCAAGCTCGACGAAAGGCACCCTCTCCTCTTTCGATCGCGGATTCACTATCGAGCGCATCAGCCCAACATCCCGCGCTCGTTCGGTGAGGACTACGGTGCGTGTCTAACTTTGCAACAAGCCGGGTTCATGGTCTGGGCGGCACGCGAAGCACTCCCCGTGCACCACAGCGCACGGGGCATCGACGCAAGAAACCTCGACATCAACCAATTCGCACGAGATCAAGCGGCCCACGGCTGAGAACTAATGCAAATCGTCATCATCCTCGTGTTTGCAATCGTTCTCGCCGAGCTGGGGAAATACCTATGGCTTGCCTGGGTGGCCTTCTTCCGCGGTGAAGACATACGCGATGAAGACGAAGAGTGACCCTTGGCACGAATCGCGGTCGTGGTACAGTAAGCTCCCATGATGCAACCGCAACCGATTCCTCCGCTGCTCGCCGCCATCCAGAACGGAAGCTCCGTGCAGCTTCCGCAGCGTGAGTACGCGCCGGCTCCAGCGCACCTCGTCGAAGCAATTCGCACGGAGCTGAAAAAGATCGTCGATGATCCGAAACTCGAGCATCGACTCAGTGAGTTGGGGCGAATCGCGAATCAGTCCGATGACCTCCTTATGTGCTTGCGCGCACCCGAAGCGGTGATGTTCGGTGAACACAAAGTGCTGAACCCCGGTCCGATCGGGGTGATGCCAAACAACGCCGAGACCTACGGCGCGCAGATGATGCGGCAAATCATTGCGGCGTGGCAGGAGTACCAGAAGACGAGCAAGGAATCGCCCGACAACCTCGTGGAAGCGCTCGCGACTGCACGCCGCGAAGGGATGACCGACATCGCCGCCGAGCTCGAACAAAAACTTCTCGGAAGGAAACTCGACGGAGAGAAGCCCGTCGACAAGGCGCCCACGGTGCAGGATTATCTCGACCAGGTCGCGGTCAAGCCGCTGGCAACTGAACCGCCGCCACCTGCGGTAGGATTCGGGGGATGAAGAGCCTCTGCGGAAATCGACCAAGCAAGGACTCCGTTTGCGGTTGACTTCGTAGGTTGGTGGCCCAACGGCCGCGTGAATCGTCCGTCTTCCAGGTTCATCAAATTCAAGTCGAAGGAGACATCATGAAAGCTTGGTACGTGCCGACCTTCAACGGCGATCTTCGACTCGAACCAGCGGCATCGCCGTACCGAAACAAGAAGACGAAGCTCTCGATCGTCGATCCGACGCCGCTGGAGAAGAAAGCGCTCGTGAAGATCGGAACGATCCTGCTCGATCGCGGATGGATCAAAGAAGAGATCGCCGAAGACGCAACCGAGGTGCTCATCAACGCACCGCTCGAAAAGGTTGGTCCCGAGATCGTCAATGTTCTCCGGCCCGGTCCCGCCGTGCTTTCGGCGGTGAAATTCAAGGATGGCCACATCGAGATCGTCGAGCATCGCGACTCTGGCGTGACGTCGAAGGAGCTGGAGAAGGTCGCCGAGAAAGAAGAAGCCGAAGCGGCGGCGACCGTGAATCGCCCCACACCGTGCTGCCCGAATTGCTTCGTCGATGCGTGCGCACCCGCGACCGAATCGCTCCTCGCGTTTCTCACCGTCGAGCAGCACGGGACTTGGGCGCGCGATCGTTACATCGTCGTTCGCGGCGGTCTCACGGGCCACGTCTACATCCTTGCGCACCGCTCGAGCATGATCGCCGAACGAAATGGGCGGATTTGCTGGGACGCAACCGACCGCGGAACGCTGCACTTCCACGATCAAAGCGTGCCGCCGGAGGAAGAAGTGCTCGCCGCGATGCTCATTCTCATGCATCGCGAGCACTGGCTTCGCAACGAAGCGACATGCTTGGGATGGGCACCGAACAATCCATCTCTGGAGCGTTTCACACGCGTCTTCAAGAACCCGTTTGGCGATATCTCTGACGGCGTTGCCGATTCGCAGCTCACCGCGCAGGTCGGGGTGCTGGGTATGGCAGCGATGCTTCCGCAATAGACTCTGCGAAGCCTTACATGTAGGCTATCCGCATGCGGCTAGTCGCGCTGAAGGATCCCCACATCGTGGACGTCAACGGGAAGCGCGGTCGCACTTGGACGGGCAAAACCGAAGACGGCCACATCTGCCGTGTTACGATCTTCGAAGCGACGGGTGACACAATCGAAATCACGGTCGAGGAGCTGAAGCTTCCAGGATTCGAGACGGTGTCGATCACCCCGTCAGACGTCGGCGAGCTGAAGCTATGAGCCGCTTCATCGAGAAGATGAAGGCCTTTTTGGGCATGGGTGCCGAGCTGGCCAAAAGCGGAGAACAACATCTTACCGTCACCATCGAGCACCACTACCACGTCGAGTGTTTCGACAAGGACGGCAACCTCAAGTGGGCCGATGACTTCAAGAACCTCGTTGTCACGGCCGGACGAAACAAATATCTCGATGCGACACTAAAAACGGGACTCGCGGCGCCTTCGTGGTTCGTGGGGCTCATTACGGGGCCTGGCGCAGGCAACACGTACGCCGCCGCCGACACGATGGGCTCTCACGCCGGCTGGGCAGAGGACACCGGATACTCCAACGCGACGAGACCCGCGTTCATGCCAGGAACGATCGCGTCGGGTTCCGTGGACAATTCGGCCGCAAAGGCGAGCTTTTCGATCAACGCGACGGTGACAATCGCAGGAAGTTTTATGGCCGACAATTCGACGAAAGGCGGAACAACGGGGACGCTCCTCGGCGAGGGCAATTTCACGGGCGGAGATCGTCCGGCCGTGAATGGTGACACGATCAACGTCACCGTCACCGCTTCTTTGACCTAAATCATGGCTCGCTATCGCGTTTCAGGGACGACAGCAGCGACCGCCGCGACGGATCAACACGCGATTTGCGCGCTTTGGAATCCGCATGCGACGAAGACGATCATCTGTCGTGAGATCTCCGTCGTGGCCTTCGCGGCTCCCGGAGCTGGCGCCGGCTTCCTCGTTCGTCGTCTCAGCGCGCGCGGGACGCCAGGATCGACGGTGACGCCCGCGGCCGTCAACGAGACCGATGAGGATCCGGGAACAAACCCCCTTTCCGGTTACCTTCTCGATCTCGCCGCATACACCGCGCAGCCAACGATCGTTGCGGGCGATCTCGACGCGTGGGTCTTCGCGGCCGTGGCGGCATCCGGCATCGTGAAGCCGTACCCCGAAGGCATTGCGATCGGCCCAGGTCGAGGGCTCGCACTCGTGAACCGCGCCGCGATCATATTTCCGACCTCCGAGGTTTCGTTCCTCACGGAGGAGTGAGCCGTGCCCGTTTATCGAACGGGAGCGAGCGCCTTTGCAATTCAGCAAATTGGCTACGGCGGAACGGGCGCCAACATCAACACGGCTGGATTCGTCAACGGGTCGTACTTCGGCGCGCTGCTTCCGAACTTTTTCAACGAGTTCGATACGCCAACGGCCCCCAGCATTATTGAGGGCGAGCAACCTGTCGCTCCACAAATCTACGAAGACAGTGTGGCGTTCGATGTCGCCGCGGCACTCACCGAAGACGCTGCTCTGGTGGAAGAGACCGCGCAAAGTTTGACGGCAGCGAGCGCCCTAGTGACCGACGACATCGCCATTCTGGAGGCTTCCGAAACACTCACGACCGCATCGGCCTTCTCCACGGAAGGCGGAAAGGTCGTAGAAGACGCCCAGTCTCTATCGGCCTCCGCGGCGATTGCATTGGATGCATCCCTATCTCGTGAGGGTGCCTTGGCGCTATCCGTCGCGACGGATTTTCAAACCGAAGCGGTCGAGATCCAAGAGGCTACCGAGACGCTCAGCGCCGCGAGCGCGCTCTCCTCAAGCTCTGACGCTACCCTCGAAACAGCACAATCGCTCCAAGCTGGCGCAGCGTTGCCTTCTCTCTCCGAGGCCGTGATCTCTCCGGAGCTGGCCCTTACAACAGCTTCGAGTCTCAACGCGCAGGCCGCGGTAACCGCAGATGCTGCGCTCACGCTTAGCTCGGCGGCGAGCTTCACGACGGCGGCGGCGCTCGTCGAAGAAGTAGTGCTGCAACTCGTTGCGACGGGCGCACTGATCGGCTCGAGTGAGTCGATCAAAGAGCTGGCGCAATCATTCGCGGCTCTTGCGTCCTTTGTTACGCAGAGCAACGTCGAGCTCGAAGACAATTTGATGATGAACGCAATCGCTGCGTTCGCTACGGAAAGTGACGGAGGAAGCGGTGGCGACCCGAATCCTCTTCTTGCTCGTGTTCGATCTGAGGCAACGGAAGTGCTTGCACGTCTCCAGACGTCGCCATCGAAGACTCAGTTACGCGCTCGTGTGGAACGACTCGAATCCCTAGCCAAACGAGCCGGCGGTAAAGCGACGGTCCTCGTTAGCGAAATCCGAGCAGAAATGCGCAAACGCCGCTAACATTATTTTCATGGCCAACCAATTCGATACGATCACGCTCGACTTCCGTCGCATTTGGCAACTGACGCTCCCTCGCGTCGAAAACGAAGTCGACGGCTGGCTCGTATGCTCGATCGGCGGCGGCGCTGGAAACAGTGCGTCGCCGTTCTTCATGAGCGACGACGATGCCTCGAACGAAGCCGTCCATCTCAACTACGCGACGAGCCTACCCACGGGAGGCTTCGAGCCCGGCACGATCGTGCAAGTGAATTGGGCCTTCGGCGGGATCGAATACTCGGGTCCCAACAAGTATCAGCCTGCGAAATGGATCGGCCGCATTTTCACCTACGTGCTCAACGCGTTCGATCAGCCGTACGCGGTGCTCGAGAACGTCGACACGGGCGAATGGATCATCGCGTTGATCGAAGAGCTCACGGAGGCCAGTAAGCCGTTCGCACCGCCGGCCGAGCTGGCAGCTCTCGCTTCCGCCGCGGCACCAGCCAAGGTCGCGAAGAAAGACCTGCCGCACCGCATTCCTAGGGGCAAGAAGTAACTCGCGCCGCTCTGGCTTCAGCCAAACAACCAAGCAGGCGGATCGCCTAGGTTTTCTGTCGGGTTGTACTCCCACGGATCTTCGCTGAACCACTTCTTCATGATGTCCGGCGTCTTCAACGTCCTGGCGCGCAAAAGATCGTGTAGATATTCCACCGCTGCACGTTCAATTTTGTCGGAGGTGCTCTGGTCCAGTTGCACGTAGTCTCGGTAAGTATCGAACGGATGTTCGTGTCGCAGGTGTCGAGAGAGCGCAGGCAACCTGAGCAGAAGATCTCCAATGCGAAACGCAACCGCACGCATTTCTTCGGGACTGAATTCCTTGAACTGACCATCACTCATTTTTTTCTCCATTCGATTCGTCTCATCGGTTCGTACGTCCCACGGTCGGCTGCACACTCGTTTCGACAACAGTACGATCCTTCGCGCGCGTCCTCGTGCACATGACCGCGGCCACACGAAAGGATCTTTCCGAGCCTGCCGCCGGCATGTTCCGGAAACAGCTTCCGAAGCCCTTCGCAGTTGTCAATGATGCGTCGTACCTGCTTTGGCTCAAGAGCGCGGTCGGCGCGCGATCTGAAGCCGCGATCCTGAAGCTCGTCGACGATATGTGAGACGCTGGCTCCTCCCTCGTGTAGACGCACCACGTACGCACACACCGTTTGCTCTGCCTCGTGCAGCTCCAAGGGAAGGGGACGTCCGGATTTCTTCGACAGCGGCCCTTGGGAGGCGATCTGGAAGCCGTACGGCACCTTTCCCGTGCGGAGACCCCTCGCGCGCATCACTGCGAGCCCCTGGCGCGTGCGATCGGCGATCTGGTGACGCTCGTGCTCGGCAAAAAGGTCACTAATTCCCTGCTTTAGGCGGCCATCGGCTCGATCTTCCGTGTCGGACATACCGTCCGCGGTGATCACGACAGCACCGAGCGTGCGCACGTGCGCCGCAATGTCTCGCGCGATCGTCACATCGCGCGCCACGCG